TGCTTCCAATGGTCTGGTACATTATTAGTATGGATAGTATCCTGATTAGATCTCTTAATTCTTTCAAATCTAGAGATGCCTACGGCATCATTAGGATCTATCTGTTGAGGAACATATTGAGGAACAGGTATATCTTGTATATCCTGTTTTTCTTCCCAACCCACTCTAATAATAGATGTACCTGTATTAACAGCACTTCTAATGTATTCATCAATAAATTTAACTTTATTAATCTGAGTATTAAACTGATGATTAAGAATTAACTCATTTTGTTTAGCAGAGTAATTATCTTCATAAGTAACAGGATTAACTTTAAATATATTTGGTGTAGCCAAGAAAGGTTCTGATAAAGCAGAATATCTCCATTCAGCTTGTTTTCTAATTAATTTACTTTGAACAGTAGAACGTGTTTTTGCTTTTCTACCTTCAAATTTTAACGGTTCAGCCTTGTAATTAACAAGATAATCATCTATAAGTTGTTCTTGTTTATCATGGCTGGATTTACAGTTAGTATAATCTTCTTTTAAATCAGCTACTGTAGGTTCGTTAACCCAGTCAGTTAACTTAGTGGAGTCAGGCTGAGTTAACTGAATAGGTTGATTATTAATTAGTTCATTTAACATAATACTTCCTTGGCTACAATGAAAAGGAAAGTAGTAAATTGATTTTTTATTTGTCAAGGATTTTTTATGAAAATAAAACCGTTAGTAAATAATTTTTTAAAACCAGAGTTCAAAACAGATGGTTCTGCTGGAATGGATATATACTTACAACAGGATATAAATCTGGTTGCTGGTATAGACAATGTTATTCATCTTGGTTTTGCCAGTGAGTTACCTAGAGGTTTTGTTGCTGTATTAGTACCTCGTTCAAGTACAGGTATAAAGGGTATAAGACTTAGAAATACTGTAGGTGTAATAGATGCTGATTACAGGGGAGAATGGTTAGCTCATATTACAATAGATGAACAGGGAGATAACTTCTATGGTAAGGTATTCCCGTTTAATAGAGGAGACAGACTATTACAGGCATTAATACTTCCTTATTTTAAATTTAATATACAAATAACTGATAAGTTATCTGATACAAAGAGAGGTGAAAGTGGTTTCGGTGGAACTGGCAAGTAACTTAACTCTATGTAGTTCAGTTAGCATATTAATAGTAAATATACTTCAGTTAATCTTTATAATTAGGAGAAAATAATGGCTAGATATACATTAGTATTCCCACCTGATGAGACTAAACAATATTATGTAGCTTGGTATAATCATTATTACTCTAGTGGTAAATATTATATCCAATCTAATGTATTAAGTGAACCAATCCTAAGTGTAGATAATTTCTATGATGATTACTATAGTAATATAATAAATTCATCTGAATTTAAACAAGGAGACCCTGTACAAAATTATGAATATCCTGTAGATGTTGATGTAAGTAGTGTATGCTGGTGTGTTATATCTTATAAGGATAGAGAAAATACATTACATATTAAATTTTTTGTTTTACAGTATAATGAGTGGCAAGCTAAAGATATTAATAGACTAGGTGATACTGAGGCTACGGCACAATCTAATCTAGTAAGAGATGCTAATGGCTATATTAAAGTATTTTTAGAGTTAATAAATAATAATATTACTTGGTTATATTCCCCAGGTAAAATACTAAGTGGTGTACCACTTGATAAGGATAGTGCTGTAATAAGAGCAAACTACTCACCTGATGCTCCAGGTGTACCGCAAGAAAATGTTATAAGAGGGTATGTAATAACATCATTTCCTTCATTAATAGTAAATAACTCAGGATATGTTAATGACCCACCTTATAGAATGTTGTCTAGTATAGATCCAGATAATCCTAGCATAGAGTACATGGAATGGATAACAGTACACTTTGATAGAATGGCAGGTATAGATATTACTCAACAAAATGAAACAGGTACATATAATCCAGAGGGTATAGCTGGTTTTACACTTAGATTAAAATTTACAGATACTTTAAAAAATAAAACAGCTGATTGGTTGCCTATTATAGGTAAAGCAAATACTAATTATTATTCTAATGTTACAGTAGATCAATTTAATAGTAGACCTGATTACTATGTAGGTAACTTAGAGGGCAGACTCTTTATAAACCCAGAAACTAATGAATTAGTATACATATCTACTAACTGGAGTACTCATGAAATATTTAAATATAAATTACCAGATACTTTTAGTATGTATGACTTTCACATATATACTGTAATGCAAAAACATGTATCTAATCCTGGTATTATTTATGTATACTTAGATAATGAATTAGTAATAACAGCACCCGATAATTATAGTATTACTACATTTATGGGAAGATTAATGGAACACCACTCCTTCCCGGAGGAGTGTAACTTTATGCCTTTTATTCTAGATTATTATTATGCATTCACTAAAGGCCCAGAAGAACTTGATTTAAGTAAGGCTATTATATGGGAAGAGCCTAAAGATCCAGAATTCTTTAAAGAAAAAAGAAATAAAAAAATAAGAGAAAGAATTAAGCTGGATATATCCAATTATTATGCTATGCGCTTAGAAGCTCACCTGTTTCATTATGGGATAGATGTGGATAAGATAACTAAAATAGTATATGTACCATTCATAGACCCTAGAGAGATTATTAAATTTGCTAAAGAAACCAGGAATAAACAATGTGGTTTCTTCTGTGAAATAGGTAAGGATAATCTTAGATTTGAGGAAGAAATGGGTAATCTTGAATGGGTAGTAAAAGCTCTTAAACTAGATCCAAGAATAGAGTATACAGTAGATTCTCTTACAGAATATCTTGAGGAATTTGATAATGACCCTAAGTATCCTGTAAAAGATGGTGTATACCTTATAGTGGATGAAGATAAAACTATATTTGATAGCCTAATAGAGATATTTAAACCAAGTAATAAACATGTAGGTTTATTTATTATGCTGGAACTCAAGCCAGGCGATCATATCTAGTTCTTTCTTACGTAGTATATACTGGTTATTCAACCATTCATTTGTGCCATTCTTACGAACGTAGGAATGGTATTTGTTATCTAAACTGTCATAGTCTTTGTAATCATGGAATATATTTGATAAATCTTCAGGATATTCTTCTACTTGAGCATGATATTTTCTTGGCATTTAGTACCTACTTATAGTATATGAGACATAATCTATTATAACATAATATATGTAGGAGAACCGAATGAGTAATAGTTGCTGTTGTAAAAATGCGTCATGGAACAACTTTAATAAAGAATTTCCTATTACTACCCATTTACAGGGAACACTTTTATCACCTGTAGGAGAGCCTTTACCTAATGCTGTTATTACATCAGAAATGACTGATGCTGATGGTAGCTATGTAGGTGTAAGAGTAAGTGTAAGAACAGATGAAAATGGTAAATACAACTTTAAACTGGTTGGCGGTTACCATAATATCTATGTAGCCAAGACAGAAGATGATACAGAGAAACTAATAGGTAAAGTACATGTAACTGGTAATGACTACGATACTGTATACACTCTAGAGGCACTATTAAATAAATAACTTGACACTCCTTATAAATAATAACTAACGTGATCTAGATCACACAAAGGAGATGCTATGCTATTTTTTAATATATTAGCTTTTATAGGTTTAATTGCAGTTAATTTAGAACCTGAATTAAAACTTATTATATTTGTATTGCTTTATCTTATTGATATGTTTTGGCTTAGGAAATCTTTAAAAGATGTATAAAGACCCTACGGGTCTTTGAGGTCTTTTAATTAAGAGGTATTAAATGAATGTAACAAATATTAAAGTATTTAACATACAAAGTGCATTAGAGGGTATGAGAAACCCTCTTGAATCATGGGCTAAAGGGGATACTAAAGATGGTATTATAGGTCCTAAAGACATGGTATTAGCTAAATCCCTTATAAAGGGAGGAACAGAGCATAGAAAGTTTCTAAGACAGATTTTTGTAAGTATGTATATACAAGCTCCTATGTACTGGTTTGCTGAACTGGATACATATAAAATAGGTACTACTCGTAACAGTACCAGCTTTATGCATACAGGCTTAAAACAGCCATTTGTCCTTGGTGATTTTGCTCACTCAAAAGATAATGAATATTGGCTAAATAACATTAACTATTTAAACAAATTAAGGGAGGAATATAATACTACTAAATCTCCTGAAATATTTGAAGAATTAAGAAGTATTTTACCTTCTGGTTTTATCTATGGTTCTACTCTTACAATGAACTATGAGAATGTATTAAATATGATAAACCAAAGAAAGAATCATAAACTATCAGAATGGAGAGAACTCTGTAAAATTCTAATGGATTTACCATATATCAAAGATTTCTATTCATAATTATTTTCCTTAAAGTCAGATGTAAAGTCCCTGTTATAGGGACTTTTTTCTAATCATTAACAACAATCCTAATAGATATTTCATATTAATTTCTTATATACATATATAATAATACTAAAATTAATTGAGGGAATATATTAGATATAATATATAGATTTACTTTTTGTTTCGGCGAGTACGCCAAGTATAATATCGGAATTCTAATCCGTCAATACCATATTATCTAATTGTATACTTTTTATACAGGGAGATATAATATATTATTCTTCTCAAATAAACCAAAATAGAAGAATATCCATTAAATTAGAAGATTCTTATTCCTCAAGTCATACCTAGTTTTCTATAAATTTTGTATAAGTGTAACCAAAGTGCAATTTAAAAATTTTATAAATTTTGTATAGAAACAAAAAGTCATACCTGAAATTTTTAATATTTTGTATATATGCAGATTACATATTGGTAAAAAAAATTTATTAGGGGGAGCCCCCCCCTATGACCCCTACAATGCGATGGTGTAAACAATATAGGAGACATAACCATGTTAGTTAATAAAGACCTCACTAGAGAATCATTACGTATCTACGTAAGTAATCATCAGATATACGCAAAGATTTTTCATAAATCCCATCATGGGAAATGGGAAACGGAAGAATATTTCAAAGATTATGGTTTTGAGATAGATAGAGAGCACACAAAGCTCACTATTAAAGAAATCAAGAGGCTTTGGGGATTGCAAAATCCAAAATTGAGTATTATTAATTATTAATTAATACTCACGTCCTGAGTAAGACGTTAAACTGCTCACTAATTGTTTTTTTTTATTTTATATCGCATTGTATCTAGTCTAGGCTAGACCCTGACAATGCGATGGAGCAATAGCAGAAATGCATTGCAATGTTCATTTATTTATTTTAAGGAAAAAAAATCATGAGTAAGTTAGTAAGTTTAAATGAGATCGAGTTAGAAACTATGGTAAACCCTTCTGATTCAGAAGATTGCAAGTATACCCAAAAATCACAAAAGTATTGGAGTATGCTAGTGGTAAAACATAATCTATGGATCAACTATTTGACAAAGGAAAACTTAAAAGAGTTTAAATCCAATCCTAACAAGAGGTGGAAAGTTATAGAACTTACCGCCAAAAACGGTGCATCATACTATTGGCTGGATGGCTTAGAGAAATCCTATGAAATCAAGGAGGAAGTATGATTATTACCGATTATTTAAGACAGAAGCTTGTTGATAAGTTGGGTGGATGGCAGTCGGCAACGGCATGCCATTTTAACTCAGCTGTTTACAAAGCGAAATGTCGATTCATCGACAATATAGATGAAATAGAGCTGGCGAAAGCTAGCTTTAAAGGTGTTGCCGGAAAAGGAACACCAAAAGCCTCTGCTGAACCGGCACAGCAAGAGGCTCAACTAGTAAGTCTAGATGATATTATCTAGCACCCTAATGAGAGACATTTATTGTCTCTCATTTTTATTTTATATTATTTCATTGCATGAAATAAGCTAGTCCTAAGCTAGTCCTACAAAGCGATGGTAATAATATAATATATCAACTATATCCTATTTAACTAGTGTAAAACATACGCTATTTACAATAGGTTAATGAATTAGATAGCTACAATACCATTGCTAGTGTCTAATTCTTTATTATTCATGGAGGGCTACGCCCTTTGTGTGGTTTAAATTTCATTCAATTTAAGGAGTTAAAGTTATGAATGATTTAAAAGAAGTGTGCAAGATACTCGCACCTAAAATAAAACAAAAGATAGTATCTCGTATCCTGGCCAGATATGAAGTATTAAAGGGTAAGGTTACCAAGCAAGGTAAACCTTATAATACACAATATCTAGATGAGCTATTACAATTAGCTCAAATAGTAAAATTGGAACCATTAATCGAGAATACAATTCTCAGATTAAGGGAAACTTCAAAAAGCGAGCCAACAAGTATACATCAGTTTGTAGGCTCAACAGTTCCAAAAGAACTGGAATGGTGTATTTCGAGTAAAAGGTTAGCTCGCTTAGGCCAGTGGGCTACAATGTTTCTAGATACATTAGTAGTAGACTTCCATATAATTAAGAAGTCAGATGTAAAAATAGAAGCTAATAATGGGTTATTTATGGACGGTTATTATTTAAACCGTCAAGCTTTAATTCAAAACTATGGCTGTGAAGGAATAACACAGCCTAACAAAAAACCAAGATTAACCCATAGAGTGTTAGGCACAATATGGGCAAGGGATGGTAATGAATTAGATCATAATGATATTGCCCTAGAGTTACTTAACAATACTCCATTAACATTCAACCAGGATGTAATGGAAAAGTTAGGATACGAATTCAATCTCTCTGAACCAGATAAGAAAGATTGGGATTCAGTGAAATTCCCAGTGTATGAAGACTGGGTAGAAGCTAGAGAAAAAGCCCACAAGGCTTATATATCTAAGCTCCCAGAGTATATAAAGAAAGAATCAGGTGTGGTTTACAATACCTATGCACCGGATTCAAGGGGTAGACTCTACCCAACTAATGATACCGGCAACTTTGTAGGTATAAAATATGTTAGAGCAGTTATTCAATCTGCTGAACCAGACAAAATTGAACTAGAGTAAGCCCTCTAGTAAAACAAGGCGATGGGAGCTGTGTAGTGATACATGGCTCTTTTTTATATAACATTTTAAGGGAAATTAGTTATGAAATTATATACAGCATTCCAATATGTATTGAGCCAAGTAGGTTCATTCGTATTGGGAATGGACAAAGATTCATTCGAAAACCGTATTAATGCGGTAAAAGGAATGGCAATGGATAAATTAGAAGCCATTGCAGAAAACCTAACAGGTACAAACCAGGCTTTAGCATACCAGAGCTTGGTAATGTATAAGGACGTTCTAACAAAACGTCAAACCAGGTTATTCATATTCTTAGACTGGTGCTCATCAGGTGCCAGTCTCCTAGCTGCACTTACAAGGTGCATTAAAGGCATGGAGTCATGTGGTGTATTTAATACTACAAAACCAGGTAATCTTTACCAGGAGGTTACCGACCTTTTGATTAAAAAGCTTAATGATTTAAGCTTAACTAGATCAGAAACCAAGTCCTTTACAGTTCCATTTTATTATGGTGGTGACGCCAATGTGAGATGGGCTCTAGGGGAAGAAAACGTGCATACATTCCATGAGGTATATGCAGAGCTCTTACCAGGAGCATATGACTTCCGCAACAAGGGAGTAAATGCATGGAATGAGTCCAAGGATGAGTACTCATGGACAATGCCAGATGGTTATCAGGTAGCAGTACCAGTGCTATCAGATAGTGAACTGGTTACGGTGGACTTTAACGGTGGCAGTTACAAATGTCACTTTAAGGTTAAAGCTCCTAGACCTACTTACATAGAAACAAATCAAAACCACTATGTAAGAAACCACAAGACAAAAGGTTTAGGTGCACATGTGATTCATTCTACCGATGCTCTTGTATTGAGAGAGATGGTAGGAATGGCTCATATGCCACGCTATAAGGCTGAGGCTATATTGCGTCAAACCAAGAAAGGTTATGATGCCGATATGGCTGAAGACAAAACATTAGAACATTTATTGTTGGCTTGGGAAAATACCAATATGCCATCAGTAAGATGGTTCTATGAACTGTCACAGTTTGAAAATGCAGTTACATTACCATATGAACTGTATGATCAACTGGCTGAATTAGCAACCAGGTTAGATGATATAGAATTTGACATGATTACAATTCATGATGAATTCGGTTGTCTACCATCTCATGTAAACAGCATGAGAAAGTATGCAAATATAATTTATGCCAATATATACCGTTCTAACTTAATGGACTATTTCAATAGAACATTAAATATGGATGTCAAAGTTGGCGAATTCAAGCAAGAGATCTATGACAGATTATTGGAGGTAGATTACTTATTGTCATAGTTTCTTGTTGGAGGGCACAGCTCGCAAGCTCGCTGTGCCTATTTTATTGTTTACTATTTTTACAGGGTTACAAGGCGATGGATAGAGGGCGTAGCCCTGTAATAAGTTTATTATTTTTTATTTTTTAGGAGTTAAAAAAAATGGGTATATTAGCGATAAATTTAACTCAGCACGAATTAACTGCTGAGCAGAAAGAAGATGCGTATTGGGTAAGATTTGATTCTTACAATGGTACAAACAGTAACATTGAAATAAAAAAGTTGTTAACTTTTGAGTTTCAACCAGATACAGCTGAAATACAAGAAAGAGCAGAAAAATTAGCAGAAATCGCTGAAGGAATTTTCCTTCAGTTAGATCCTGAGGAGGCATTGCCTCATAAAACTCTAATAGGAGGGGCACCATATTTAATGGGCCCATTAGAAAAAGAATTACATAAGAGAGGAATACAACCAATGTACTCCTTCTCTAAGAGGGTATCCATAGAAACTACCAATGAAAAAGGAATTATTAAGACATCCACATTTAAACATGTGGGATGGATAGAGGTATAAACTAATACTACATCAATTATTAAATAAGCTAGAACAGAGAAATCTGTTCTAGCTTATTTTTTTTTAATAGAGCTAAAAGTTCATAAGGGCTACGCCCTGAATAAATAATAAGAAGCATGATATAAATGCTGATTCTATGATTTCATTTACCCAGATTTAAGGAAAATATCATGATCTACACAAGTTATTATGCAAAAGCACGTTATATTAAAAATGCTATTCTGGTACAGATAAGTAACAGTGCTCCTATGAATGTGGATTATACAATCAGACCTGCAATACCAGCATGGTCAATAGTATCTGCACATAAAAACAAACAAATTACTAATGAGCAATACACTGAAAGATATATTGCTGATACCGATTTTGTTGCTGTTAAAGCTGAGTTAGATGCCATTCAAGCAACAAATAAGGATAAGAATATTATCTTATTGTGTTATGAGAAACCAAATAGTTTCTGTCATAGACATATCCTTGCTGAAAAGCTTAACGAGGATTATAACTTAAACATTAAGGAATGGGTTTAGGAAGGCTACGCCTCTTAAAAATGTTATTTTTTTCAGTGTTAGGAGCTAAAAAATGATTAGAACAGAATTTGCTTATTATTACATAGGTTTAGCCTGGTACAAGGTATATAGAGATAACACATTACTAGGTATATTTGATGAATATACAGTTAAAGAGGATTTTTCTAACTAGCTCCTTAAAAATGTAAAGCCCTAGCAATAGGGCTTATTTTTTAATTTTAAGAGCATATATGAGCTGGTAAGGTATTTGTATTACTGAATAGTATATCGTTCAATAGAGAGCGTATACGTGCGTCTAATGAGGTGTTTATTTATGACAGAAGAAGATAAAAAAGAAATTGAGAAAATGATTTTAGAAAAACCAAAAGAAAAAGGATTTATAGAAGAAACTTTACAAGAAGTTAAAGAGGTTAAATTTACAGATAAAACTGTAAACATACCAAAAAAATTATTAATTAAAGGAGCATTAATTGCTCTTGGTTTATACATATTTTAGGAATCACAACATGATAAACTCCGTGTTAAAGGGGAGTCTTAATTGGTTCCCTTTGTTTATTGATTTGGAGAATTGTTATTTATTTAATCTTATGTGCATTAGACACACCTGAAGTTGAATACAGTTGGTCTACTAAAGAGTGCGTAAGAGTTGTTTACATGGACGGTAAGACAACTAATTGTGATGTCTTACCAGATAGATTTGATAAGGTATGGGTGAAGTAAATGAAATTTAGAGATGATTTTTGGTTTTTAAGTAATATGTATGTTAGTCCAATTACATACAAAGAAATTAAATACTTATGTGTAGAAGGAGCTTTCCAAGCTCAGAAATGCCCTGAGAGAGCATCAGAATTTACTCATTTAAGAGGCTTTGAGGCTAAAAAATTAGGTAAAACAGTTAAACTTAGAAAAGATTGGGAAGATGTAAGAGTACCAATCATGCTTGAACTGTTAGAGATTAAATTCTCTAAACCAGAATTACAAAAGAAATTAATTGATACAGGTGATATTGAACTCATTGAAGATAATGAGTGGAGAGATACCTTTTGGGGTAAATACCATGGTAAAGGAAGAAATATGTTAGGTAGATTACTGATGGTTGTAAGGAATGAAATACAAGACCCTCAGAAACCACTCTAGAATTGATTTTAAAGGGTATTGGTTAGTTTTGGAATACCAATACCTTATGGGCTCCTACGGAGACTAAAAATAGCATTTAAATAGGAGTTTAATTTAGCTATGTATAGTTTTAAATATGCTTACACAAAAGTAGGTTTAGATTTTTATAAGGTATTTTTAAATAATGAGTTCATTGATGAGTTCACTTATGAAGATTGTGTTGATGATTTTGGAATGGAGTATTAATCATGCTTATTAAGGATTTAGTTAAAAGTGTAGAAGTTGCAGTTAAGAGTGGTGTTGTACCTTTCATTCAAGGTTCACCAGGAATCGGTAAGAGTGATATTGTTAAGCAGGTAGCTAATAAATATAAACTCAAATTAATTGATATTCGTCTAAGTCAGTGTGACCCAACTGACTTAAGTGGTCTACCTAAACTCAATGGCAATAGAGCAGAATTCTTACCATTCAATATATTCCCTATTGAGGGAGATGAACTACCGGAAGATAAATCAGGCTGGCTCATCTTTTTAGATGAAATTAATAGTGCTAGCAGAGCTGTACAGGCATCAGCATATAAGCTAGTGCTTGATAGAATGGTAGGTAATCATAAACTACATAGAAATGTAGTTATTGTATGTGCTGGTAATAAAGACAGTGATAATGCAATTACCAATCAAATCAGTACTGCATTGAGATCAAGATTTATTACTCTTACCCTTGAACCAGATGTAAAAAGCTGGTTGCAATGGGCTTATGATAATAATATTGATTGGAGAATTACAGCATATATTAACTACAAGAATATATCGGGATTATATGACTTTGATCCAGATAAGACAGATACAGCATATGCTTGTCCTCGTTCATGGGCTATGCTTGATAAGCTTATTAAACATATAGCTGAAGATAAACTTAAAGATTATATGGAATTGTTACAGGGTACCATAGGTAATCAGGCAAGTATATTTATTGAATTCTGTGCTTGTATGAACATTCTTCCTAAGTTTGAAGATATTCTTAATGGTAAGGCTGAAGTTAAAGCTAAGACACCAGGAGAGAAATATTTGTTATCTGGTTTTGTTATCAATAATGGTGACAAGATACTTACTGAAGAACATGCTCAGAACTGTATTAATTACCTTGATGAGATAGGTAAAGAATTCAGTATACCTTTCTTCAGTAATTGTATAAGAAAGTACCCTAGACTACTTAAATTCAGAGCAGTTACAACCAAAGCCAAAGAATATTCACTTTGGTTAAATGAGAGATAATTATGGATAAAGATAGACTTACTAAAGCCAAAGTCAGATTGCAATTAAAGGATAGATTCCTTGGTGCATTGGCTATGATGGCTGAGTGGGAAGAGAATAATGAAATTCCCACTATGGGTACTGATGGTACCAGAATTGTATATAACAGTAACTTTATTGACAAGCTATCAATAGAAGAACTGGAAGGTGTTATTGCTCATGAATGCTTACATATAGCATTACAACATCCTTTAAGAGCAGAAGTAGGTAACTATGATAAGAATCTATTTAATATATCTGCTGATTATGTAATAAACCAGGAATTGGTAGATAATGGAATGAAACTGCCAAATGGTGGTTTATTGAGTAGAGAATTTAGAGGACTATGTACTGAAGAAGTATATGAGATACTCTATAAAAAAGCAGATTATAAAAAAATAGATTTTAATGAATGTCAATGTAGTGGTGGTAATAACTCAGGAGAACCAGAAGGTAAACTGCTTACTGATTCTATGCATGGTGATGTTCTTAAACCAAATAAAGACATACATAAAATCAAATCAATGATTATTACTGCTTCCTTAGTAGATAAATCATCAAGCTGGGCTATGCAAGGAAAGGAATTCAAACGTGAATTTGATAAACTTACCAACCCTAAACTACCTTGGGAAGTACTATTAAGGAAATATGTAAATGGTTTCTTCAAAGATGATTTTACATGGCAAAGACCTAACAGAAGATACCAGGATATGTATTTACCTAGTATATCTGATACAGAAATGCTTGTAAGTGTTAATGTATATATGGATATTTCTGGTTCAGTAAGTGATGACATGGTTACTAAATTCCTGTCTGAAATAAAAGGTATTTATAAGAAATATACATTACAGCATATGTCTATAAGCAACTTCAGTATAGGTATCAATGATGTAATTGAAATGTCAGATCATTGGAATCCAAAGGTAATAGGATTACATTCAAGAGGTGGTACTGAAATAGACTCGGTTATAGAAGATATTAATAAACGTAAAGGTACTATTAATATTATATTTACTGATGGCTATTTTGATGAGAGTCCTGTTGATAAAGCTAAATATCCTGTTCTTTGGATTATTTATGATAATCATAACTTTAAACCAGTTAAAGGAAAAGTTATTGAAATAACTGTATAAATTTGTATAGGGTACGAGTCATGATATATCAAGATATGTTTAATGAACAGGAATTAAAAGCTTTACAGGAATTAAAACGTAAGCTTTTCTGGAGTGATACAGGTATTAATTATCTTATTGCTTTTATATATTTATTCTCTAAAGGTAATGCAAAACAAAAGGTATATGATTATAGAACTATCTATGGTGGATACCTTATGCTATCAGCCAAGAGAGTTAAGCGTAAGTATTACACCTTGTATAAGTTAATTACTAAAGAACCAAATAATCAAATATTATGGTTTTCTAATATACTTACAAAGTGTGATGATAGCTTGAGTACCATTACAGAAGATGTATTAAATCTACCTAGAAATTGTCCTAAAGAAACAATAGCTCACAGTTCCCAAATACATTTAATTCCAGATTATAAAACTAATCTTAATATCACTAAAGGGGATATTATGGAATTGATTGAAGGAATTGTGAAAAATGCAAAAATGGATTGATACAATACATTTTACTATTATTGCTTGCTTAGGTGGTTGTGTTAGTTATGTATCTAATACAAGCACCTTTACTTTTAGAGAATTTTTCATTAAAGGATTATCATCAGGTTTTACAGGTTATTTGATTTATCAATTATGCGATTATAATTCATTGCCTTCAAATATGACTGGTTTTCTATGTGGTACATTTGGTTATCTTGGCTCAGATGCTACCATTCTTATATTGAAAAAATACCTACAGAAATACCTACCTAAGGGTAATTAACCATAGGGGCTACGCCCTTGTTAGGTTATTAATTTAAGGAGTTAATTTTATGGCTATTAGTTTAGTTAGTGGTGGTGCACTCGGTTCAGATTCAGTATGGTCTTTTATCGGAGAGAAATATGGTATTAAGACATGCCATTTAATTGCATTTGGTATGAAGAGACCAAGTGGTGGTTGTAATCCACAAAGACAGAAAGAGCAATCAAGTGGTTATAACCAGTATGTAACTGGTCAAGAAACCAATGAGGCTATACAGGAATTGATTAATAATGACTGTACTATCAGTGGTGTTAAAGCTAAAGAATATTTTAGAGGACCATTAACTGTACCTCAAAAGCTCCATGCCAGAAATTATTATCAGGTAATAAATGGAGATCAGGTTTTAGCAGTATGTGCTATAGTAGGTAACAATGTAAGTGGTGGTACAGCTACAGCAGTTAATTTTGCAATTAAGCTAGGTAAACCAGTATATGTATTAAATACAGTGGACCAGAATTGGTATCACTATGAAAATGGCAAGTATATCAAATGTGACGTACCACACTTAGCAAAAAGAAACACTTGCATTGGCACTAGAACATTAGTTAAATATCAAGTCCTGAAATATGGCAAATGGGTAGATGCACCATATGTAGGTGAAGATACAGAGATTAACCTTAGAAAACAAATGGAGAAATGCTTTGAGAATATATGATTTTGCTACTTTAGTTCCTACCGAAGGTAGTATAACACTTAAAAATAAGAAGTTTGGTGGTTGGAAGGTAATTATAACCACTGATATTAATATGGAATATTATTATAAAAATGAACAAGTGGATGACTGGGAAGAATCAGACGATAAGTATAGGTTACTTATGGCTATGAGACAGTCAGATACATGGGAGAAAGTTAATGTTCCTAAATCTGATAACAAGTAAAGGTTTTTGGATAGGTGTAGTAATTGTAATAGTTATATTTATTAGAGAGTATGCTTACCATGATGGTTATAAGAGAGCTACTGAAGAATACAATATAAAGTTATTACAATTACAGTCTTATAATAATGAATTAATCCTAAACCAAGAAAGAGAGTATAAGGACAGAGAGAATGAAATCATCAAGAATTATATGCAAGAAAAGGAAGTACTTAAGAGTGAATACGAGAAGAGCCTTATTGTTGCTAATAACCTTCGTGATACTTTTATTCCTGACTGCTTGCCAAACACCAATACAAGCAGTGCAGAAGTGTCCAGAAAGACCAAAGATAAATCCGGTTCTAGATGTTATTCAGAAACCGATTTACTCAGAAAGATTAAAGAAAGTATGGCTATTGGACAAGAATGTGACGAATTAGCTATCAGATACAATGCATTATTAGAGGTGTGTAATGAAATTAAATAAATTATTAAAAGTAATCAGCCTTAAAACCAAAGTAGCAGTGTATACACCAATGGGTATAAGAAGAAGTGTATTAGAAGAGCTATCTTATGGTTTTTTAAAAGACTGGGGAGATTATCAGGTAAAAGATATTGAACAAGAGAATGATTACTTAAAAATTCTTTTAGGAGATTATTATGGATAATATAAATCCTAACCACTATACATATGGTAAATATCAATGTATTGATGTAATACAGGATATAACCAAAGATTTAAGTGGTGAAGAGGCATTTTGTATAGGTAATGCCATTAAGTATATCTGGAGATTCAAACATAAAAATGGAACTGAAGATCTGGAAAAAGCTAAGTGGTACCTGGATAGGATTATAACTAAACCTTCCAGAACCAAATTAGAAGAGATAAGCTAATGTTACTCTATTTGGTTTGATAGTGTGAGTAGACAAATAATCTGAGTAACATAATGTATTAAGGCTGGTTTATCCAGCCTTTATTTTTTAATATTTTAAGAATTATCTAAAGTGGAGAAAACAATGACAGAACTCGAATTTATAAAGGAAAAAGTAAAAGAATTTGATGAGAGATACCACAGTAATGAAAAAGTTCCTATCAAATTACTAGATGAACTGGAAGAAGATTATACTATTCAGGCTGATTTTAGGAATTATTTAAATGCTCTATCTTATGATTATTCTAAACCAGAAGGAGTATTCCTAAGATTATTATTTAGAGATTTTATTTACAATAAATATGATTTTGCAACTAAGAATTGTAACGTAGAAATGGAGAAATAAGAAATGGCAAGTAGAGAAAGTGTAATTAATTCATTAGAACAAGTTGACTATGACATTGCTCGTATTAAAGCAAATCTGTTAACTATTACAGAAAACTTTGAGAAAGCTAAACTGGAGAAAAACAATAAAGATATTCTTAAATGGAAACGCTATAAAATGCAACAGGAAAGATACATGCATTATGCTAAGGAATTTAAGAAGAATACCATGGAAAAGCATAAAGAGTTACTGGAAACATGGAAACAGCAAGTGCTTGATCTGGTAGATGGTATGGAGAAAGATAATGAATGAGATGGATTTACTGAAAGGTATCCCTTGGCATATCCTTACTTTACCTGGTTTTGATAGCGAATACCCTATGTATGATAACCAGAAAAAGAATATGACTATTGTATATAGTAGAGGAAAGAAACTGTTTAGCTTACGTATAACGCTTACAAGCGATAAGAAAGGCTTAGTAACAGATAACTATACCTATGCTGGTAAAGTAGCTGTAAATAAGCTTAAAAAGCTCGTAAAAGCATATATAGAATCCTATGGCTATAAAGTTAAATTAGGGATACATGTGTGAAAGATAAACCAGAATTTAATCCAATAAAAATAGCCCTAGTTACCGTCTAGAGCTATTTAAAAATTTTGTTTTGTGGATATTTAGTTTATCTTTAAACCTAGTAATACAGATTAGAGATCTATATTATCATGTAGGACCCCAGGGGGCTGTACATGCCTGAGTTAACCCGTCAGGAGGGGATAAAAAAATAAACCATGTTCATAAGAACATTTTTATTATACTATCCTATTTAACATAATACTAGAGGAACACTATGGAAAGTAAAATATTTGATGCACTTCTTAATCTGTCACAAAAAGATTTAGAAGATATATTTAAAGTAAAAGGAAGAATAATAGTAGATATTAAAATATTTAAAAACTATGATGACTATGATTCTGAGATGTATGAAGAAGTAGCTATATTAGTTACATACAAAAAAGATGCAGTAGTAATGCCACAGCTATATAGGATAACTGCTAATAAGTATGGATATGCTGGAATAGACTATAAAAATATATTTAATCGGTATGGAATTAAAAAACCAAAAAATGTTAATGTACTTAACAGACTTAAGACTTTTCTAAATTTATTAGGATATAATTAATTCAGTAAGGCTACGCCTTCTGTAGGTATTTAACCAATAGGTATGTATATATCTGTTGGTTTTCTTTTTTTAAGGAGTAGATAAATGGAATTAACAGCATCACAGAAACAAGCATTAATAGAAATTGATAATTTTATGAATAGCAAAGTACAAGATGTACATTGCTTATCTGGTTCACCTGGTACAGGTAAATCTTTTCTGATTAATATCATAAGTAATAAGTATAAGAATACATTAATTACGGCAACTACCAATAAAGCAAGTTCTGTAATCAACGGTAAAACACTATGCAAAGCATATGGAATAACCTTAGTAGCAGATCTTAAAACAGGTAACCAGGAATACAGTACAAAGTATCATAAGAATATGCGTAATTCACTGGTAATCATTGATGAGGCTTCCATGCTTGAAAAAGAACTATGGCAGTTAGTTCAAGAGTACTCGTATAACTGTAAATTCTTACTGGTTGGAGACAAGTATCAATTACCAGCCGTAGGCTCTACATTTGATCCCTTTAGTGTATATCCTGTATCTGAATTAACTGAAGTGGTAAGACAGTCAGATAAGGATTTTCTTGAAGAAATAAATAAAGCAAGAGAAGGAGTAAAAAACTCTGTTCTCTATGAACCAAAAGAGAATAACTGTATTCATTATCTTAAAACTAAAAAAGAGGTAAGAGATTTATTAAGAACATTTGGTCCTTATGATAAAGCATTATCCTATACAAATCCTGTAAGTATAAATTTGGCTTACACAATACGTAAGCTACAGGGTAAAGGAGAGGATTTTAAGGTAGGTGATACCGTTAGTCCTAAGAACTATTGTGAAGGTATAAATAAAACATCTCTGTTTACAGGGGAAGACTTAATCATAAGTAATATAGAAGAACCAGAAGATATAACAATAGACTTATTCACTGTACCTGTAAGAAGAATGAACTTTGAAGGAATAATGGATACTTTCCTGGTTCCTGTTAATTATGAATATGTACAGTTATTGATTAAATCCTTTTCTAAAAATAAGCAATGGAAAGAAATGTACTACTGCAAGGAAAGCTTGTTAGACCTACGGTTTAATGAAGCAAGTACAGTTCACTGTGCACAGGGAAGTACATATGATAGGGTGTTTATTCATATGACTGACATTAAAACATGTAGAGCACATAGCGTTAAATCAAGATTAATGTATGTAGCTCTAACCAGAGCTAAAAATGGAGTATACATCTATGAAGAGTAATTTAGATAAACTAATGTTCTTTAATGATTTACAGAAAAAACAAACAGAAATCATTAAAGTAATGTATAAGGATATAGATTCATTATTATTCTTATGGCAACAATATCATAAAGAATTATTCAAGAAACCAGAGATATTTGAAAATATCTTACAGCATCTTGATGAATGGAAAACTGATTTTTTAAATAAAACTACTATATTTCCGTCTGCAAGCACACCTCAGGAATCACTTGTAAATCACCTTAACAATCTAACTATCTATAAAGAGGCACTTGAAAAAGAACAAAACTTAGATATAGAAAGTTCTCTCAAAGATTCATTAGATACTGCTATAGGTATCAAGTTTGAAATGAATCTGTGTCTACCTACTAGAGAGGAGATTTTAAATGGTAGTGTATAGTGGTAAACCTGATAAACTGGTTTTAATAAAACCAAAACAGTTAGTAACAGATAAGATTAAACAATACTATGGAGATAACTTCATAGGATTGGATATACCCGATAATGGCAAAGCCAGAAAGGATTTTATAACAGACCTGAAAGAAACTATACCAGCAATAACAAAGTGCATTATATGTGCTGATACTGAAATGTTTAAAGCATTATGTCATGTAAAGAAGACAAGTGGATTAGATGGTATACCATGTAAAACAGATCTTGGTATCCCAGCATTTATTATGCCTAACTGGATTAGTGTTATATACAACCCTGTAGAGGTACAGGCAAGATTAGGTTATATAAACCAAAAAATAAATGAATACTTAAATGGTACTTACAAGCAGATAGGAGATGATATTGTACATAGCTGTATATTTCCTAAGAACAGACTGGAAGTAAAACAGTTTTTAGCAAGTTTACATAATTACAATGCACTTACTTGTGATATAGAAACAGCAAGTAATCATTTTATTAATCTTGAACCAAAAGAAGAAGAGAAGTTTAAGAGTGCTACGCACCATTTCAGTAACAGATTGTATTCTATAGCATTTGCATGGGATAAACATAATGGAGGTGCTTTCTTATATGCTAATGATTATAAAGATTTATTACTGGATTTCTTTAGAACCTATAAGGGTAAGGTAATTTATCATAATGCATCGTTTGATATTACACAGTTAATATATCATCTGTTTATGCTGGATTTAGAAGACTATACCAATATGCTTACAGGATTGCATTGTATGTGCAGAGACATAGAAGATACTATGCTGATAGCATACCTTGCAAAGAATAGCTGTAATAAGCCTGATATAGGTCTTAAGCCATTATCGCATGAATACAGCGGTAACTATGCAGAAGATGTATCTGATGTTACCAAAGTAGAACCAAAGAAATTACTTACATACAACCTTAAAGATGTTTTATCTACCTGGTTTGTATATGAAAAATACTATCCAAAGATGGTAGAAGATAATCAGGAAGAATTATATAAAACACTGTTTCTACCTAGTCTAAAGACTATCATTGAAACTCAATTAGTTGGTTTAAGAATTAAAAGAGATAAATTAAAAGAACTGTCTGATGAACTGCAAACCAAGTATGAATCATTACTTAATACAGTTAAGAATAATCCTAAAGTAAAACAGCTGGAGAAGATAACCAGAAGTGAATTATGCAGTAAATATAACAAAGAACATAAGAAGAAACAGAAGATACCAGATGATTTTACAAAAGAGAGTTTATTTAATCCAGGCAGTCCAAACCAGGTAGCAAGATTGTTATATGATTTATATGCATTACCTGTACTGGATTTAACTGATAAGGGCTGTCCAGCATGTGGTACTGATACAATTAATAAATTAATTAATCATGCTAAAGATGATGAAACTAAAGAATTACTGGAAACACTTGCTAAATTAAGTGCTGTAAGTAAAATACTATCATCATTTATACCGGCATTCGATAGAACACCTGTTATGAAAGATGGTACTAAAGGCTTATATGGTTCATTTAAACTTGGTGGTACTAAGTCAGGTAGACTTGCAAGTGCTAATCCTAACCTACAGAATCTTCCTTCTACAGGAAGTCCTTATGCTAAACCAGTAAAGAAAATATTTGGTGCACCTAAAGGATATGTATTTATAGGTTCTGATTTCTCATCTCTTGAAGACCGTATAAGTGCATTAACTACTAGAGATCCCAATAAAGAACTTGTTTATTTAGAAGGATTTGATGGTCATTGTTTAAGAGCTTATTCATATTTTGGTAATCAAATGCCTGATATACATATGGCAGAGGAAGGGGATACTGTATATAAGGTAACACTCGATGATGGTACTGTTATTTACTGTAACGAAGAGGAATTAAAGGAATTACAAAATGATTAAAGAATTAAAAGATGGCACTAAATGGATAAAAGCCAAATACTATGAGGGTGGAGACCTCAAAGGAATATGGACTGCTACATTTAAGATAGATGGTATCAGATGTATAAGAGGTAGTGATGGAAAGATTTACTCAAGAGACAGTAAACCTTTAAAGCATACTGAATGTATGAAAGGTAATGACTGTGAGTTCTACCATAAAAACTGGAATACATCTGTATCTATTCTTTCTACTGAAGAAGATACCATCATACCTACACCTGATATGTTCTATTCATTAGATCCAATAGATAAGAGATTATATATAGGATTACTGGATAACCCTACAGAAACAGACATACATAACATGTTACTTAATGCTCTAACTATGGGTTATGAAGGTCTTGTATTAAGACAAAATTCTAAATGGTTAAAGGTAGTACCTGTTAAGTATGCTGATATATTCATACAGGATATAAAAGAAGGAGAAGGCAAGTATAAAGGCTTGGCTGGAAGTATTATTACTTCTCTTGGTTCTGTTGGTTCTTTTGAATTACAGGAAGGTATGACAGATAAGCAATTCAGAAAAGAACTACTGGATAATAAAGCCAAGTACATAGGTAAGGTAGCACAAATAGGCTATAGAGAACTTACCTGTACAGGCAAATTTAAATTCCCTAAGCTTGCAAGGCTACGCCTTGATAAAGACTATGAGGATTTACCTGTATGAAAGAGTATATACCACTGTTTAATGATCTCATAAGAGTTCATATGACTGAAAATAAAATTATTATTAAAAGAAACCCGGAGATTAACTTCATTGAAATAGCTAATATCCTAAAAGGTATTGCTATAGAGCTGGAGTCTAAACAACCTGACTGGGATACAGCAATAATAGGAGTTAACTATGAAGATAGAACAGACTACAGTGATGGAGTATAACTTACATAAGATTAACTCAATTAAACAGAAATATCCTGAATTAAGACAGGCAAGTAAGCCTATTACATTTGCTTTAACTTATTCAGGTACAGCCTATACGTTGCAGAAAGACCTTAACTTACCTGAAGAACAAGCCAAATTTGTTGAAAACAAATACCATGAACTATATAAAGTAAGTGACAACTGGGTTAAGCAACATATAGATAAAGCCTGTAAAGATGGATATGTTACTTGTGCTTTTGGTTTAAGGCTTAGAACACCTTTAATTCAAAGAGCTATTATGGGAGATAAAAAAACACTTAAAGAGGCAAGAGCAGAGGCAAGAACTGCTGGTAATGCTCTTGGTCAATCATGGTGTTTGCTAACTAACAGAGCCCTTAATGAAGTAATGGAGATAGTATGGAACAGTGAACATGCTACAGATATACTGCCATGCTGTGCTATACATGACGCTTTGTATTTCTTCATTAAAGATGATATTGAGTTAATTTCCTGGTTTAACAAGGTATTGATTAAAGCAATGTCCTGGCAAGAAGATCCTGAGATACAGCATGACAGATTAAAACTTACAAGTAGTCTTGATATATTCTACCCAGACTGGGCTCATCCTATTGAACTACCAAACAATGCTAGTAAAGAAGATATTATAAAGGAAGTAACCAATGCGAAAAGTAACCAATGATTTAAAGATAGATAATGTTATTGCTACCTGGCTTGCAAGTAACTCATATAGCGGTAAAAAACCAGGTAAATGTATATCAGCTACATCATTACTTAAAAGTACTCAGCAACAGGTATTAAGTTATAGAGCACAGAACAGTGATGACATTATAGAAGTAGTAGATATAAGTACTCTGTTAAAATCTCAGATAGGTACTGCTCTGCATAAGTCTATTCAGGATACATGGGAGAATAAAACATTGAGAGAGAATGGTTTATTGAACCTTGGAGTAAGTCCTAAAGATATAGCCAAAATTAAAGTAAATCCAGAGAATCCAGACCCTAATGACTATAACCTATTCTTTGAAAAAAGAGTAGAAAAAGAGTTTAAAGGATGGACTATTACAGGTCAGTTTGACCTGGTTGCTAATGGCAATTTACATGATTTTAAATCTACCAGTACCTATACATATGTAAATAAAACCAAAGAGAAAGATTATATTCTCCAGGGAAGTATTTATAGATGGCTTAATCCTGAATTAATTACAGGAGATTTATTAACTATTCATTATATATTTACAGACTGGAATAAAAACTACACTCTAAATAATTCTGATTATCCTAAGCATCCCTTTGTAAGTATTAAATTACCATTGATGTCTATACAAGAGATAGAAACATATATGAGTGATAAGATACTTGGTATTGAGAGATACTTGAATGAACCAGAATTACCTGAGTGTGACGCTAAGACACTTATGCTTGAAGAGGTATGGCAGTACTTTAGTTCTAATACAGCACTACGTGCTTCAAAGAACTTTAATAATTTAATAGAAGCTAATGCTTATCTGTTAAGCAAAGGTGGTAAAGGAATTATTAAGAAAAAGGCTACAGAACCTAAAGGTTGTTCTTATTGTTCATATAGAGGTATCTGTAAACAGTATGCTAGGTTTCAACAAATGGGATTAGTAAAATGATTGAAGAATTAATTAACAGTGCTCCATATAATCCTACAATGGAGCGTATACTTGAAGTAATTGAAAAGAAGACAGGTAATAATTCACATAATTATTTTAGAATTGTTATATCATTCTATCTTACTCAACTTGCTTCTAATATGAGATGTAAAATCAAAGGTGCACTATATAACAATGTACCTATCAATATGTATGCATGTACTCTTATGCCTAGTGGTTCAGGTAAAGGACATAGCCAGGATATTATTGAATCACAGGTAGTAAATCAGTTTAGAGCAAGCTTTATTAACTCTACACTACCACAGTTAACTCAAACCAACTTGGATAAACTTGCACAGCAAAAGAGTATCATTACAGGTATGCCTGTTGATGAGTGTTTAAATGCACTAACCAAAGAGTGTATGGAATATGGCAGTTTCCCATATTCATTTGATAGTGCTACAGGTCCAGCATTTAAACAGGTAAGAGCCAAAGCACAACTATGTGGTGTAGGTGCATTATCGTTTATATGTGATGAAATAGGTTCTAATATATTAGCCAATCCTGAATTATTAGCTATTGGTTTGGAAGTATTTGACTTAGGTAAAACCAAGAGTAAATTAACCAAGGATAGTGCAACCAACAAAAGAACTGAATCAAGAGAAGATCCTGTACCTACTAATATGCTTTGGTTTGGTACACCTACAAAGCTACTTAATTCATCCAGAGAAGAAGATGAATTCTATTCACAGCTACAGGCTGGATATGCACGTAGATTGTTCTACGGTGAGGGCGTTAAGACAAGTACCAAGTTTACATCAGGAAAAGAACTCAGAGATAGTCTGTTAACATGCAATGCAGATCAAACACTTCAAGATATATCAGATGACTTAGGTATTCTAGCAAGTCTGCAATTCTATAATAAAACATTATTATTAGGAGAATCAGAGGAAGAGTTAGTACTTGATTATAAGATATGGTGTGAAAACAGAGCAGAAGATTTATCTGACGAATCTACTGAGGCATTAAGAAAAGCAGAACTAAGTACTAGATTTTGGAAAGCATTAAAGCTTGCTGGTGCTTATGCATTTATTGATAAATGTAATGTTATTGAAAAGAGACACCTACTAAGTGCATTTAAACTGGCAGAAGACAGTGGTAAATCATTTGAAAAGATAATGTATAGAGATCCTGATTTTGTCAAACTAGCCAAGTATGTAAGTAAAGCTGGTAAACCACTTACATTTGCAAGTCTTGCTGAATCGTTACCATTCTTTAAAGATAAGAATAAACAGGCATGTGATTATCTTATTACTTTGGCTTCTGCATGGGGATACGACAATGGTATTGTACTAAAGTCATTTATGGTTAATAAAATACCATTCCTTGAAGGACAGAGACTTGAAGAAACAGACTTGGATAAGATTATTGTATCTGTATCAAATGATATTACATATCATTATGATAACCAGGAAGTACCATGGAGCAAGATAGACAGATTTGGAGGTATTGATGGTATTAACTGGTGTACTCATCATTTCATGGCTGATAGTGCTAATCCAAGTATGGGTAACCACAGAAGTCAGAAATATGTAATACCAGCATTTAATCTTTTGGTTTTGGATATAGATCATAACTGTTCTATTGAATCAGCTCAGGAGATATTAAAGAAATATACTTATTGCTTATACACAACCAAAAGACATACGGATACAGAACCAAGATTCAGAATAATACTTCCTATGAAATATAAATTATTCCTTAATAAGGATGATTATTCAGCATTTATGACTAATGTATTTGAGTCTTTACCTTTCACTGGTTTAGATTCCCAGACAAAGGATATATCACGTAAATGGCTAACTAATAATGGTACTGTATATAGGAATGAAGGAGATTTGTTTGATCCTAGACCATATATACCTGATACATCACAGGATAAAGAACGTAAAGAAAAGTTCAAGAACTATGGTGATGTAGATAATGTTACTCGCTGGTTCTTACAAAATACAGCAAATGGTAATAGAAATAACAATCTGTATAGATATGGAATGATGTTGCGAGATGTGGGCTACGCCCTCGATGAGGTTAAGTCCAAAATGACTGAACTTAATTCAAGACTGGAACAGCCATTAGACTTAGCAGAATTAACAAACATATTTGACAGTGTATCGGTTAGTTAACACCTTCTTTGATTGAGAGAGAATCAAAGTGACATGTTGGTGTGGTGCTTAAACCAAGGAGTCAAAATGTTTGGTTTTATATTTAGATTGTGCCAATGCTTTATAGCAGTGTGCAGAATATTTAAAGTAAGATTTTAATGTTTAAGGTGAAAAAAGCACAATGATTTAGAGTGTCCAATAGGGCACTCTTTTTTATATGGAGAAATTAAAAAATGTTATCAAGAGAAGAATTTATATCAAAATATATTAATGAATTAGCATTTAACTTTTTTAACAGTAATTACACCAATAGGGAGGAATTTATAAATGACCAATACAATGCATATATAAGAACAGAGAAAGTTAATAACATAAAACAAGGTGATTTATTATCAGATGTACTACCTGAGATAGAGTACATAAGAGCTAAAGAGGTTATTAGCTATACCAGAGATTACTTAACTGTAAGATGTAATGTACATGCTAAAAGAGGTACTAAAGATCATACAGTAGAAGAACAAATATTAGATGGTTCTTTAAGAATAGCTACTGAAGATCTGTTAAAATATATTCATAGTTGAAATTAAATAAAAATTAGTATCAAAGTAGAGGCTTTCTACAGGAGATAAAAATGCCTAAAAGATTAGTTATGGTAGTTGGTCAATCAGCCAGTGGCAAGACTAGTTCACTTGCTGGTTTAACAGACCATGAAAAAGTACTTTATCTGGGTACTGAATCAGGTAAAGGAGTTAACTTTAAAAATAAATTTAAGAAAAAGGTTATCACAGACCCGTTATCAGAAATGATAGGTGATAATTCTTATATCAGGCAAGCTGGAGCTCATCCTGATAAATTCAATACCATTGTTATTGATAGTCTTACATTCCTTATGCGTATGTTTGAAGTAAAGTATGTAAAGACAGCATCAAATACAATGCAAGCCTGGGGCTTATATGGTGATTTCTTTGATAATTTACTTAATCAAGAAATACCTAAATTACCTCAGGACGTTATCATTACAGCGCATACAAGTGATGTTTATAATGATAAGGAAATGGTTACTGAAACAAGAGTTAAACTCAAAGGCTCAGTAATGAATATAGGAGTTGAGTCGTATTTCAATGACATTGTTGCCTGTAAGAAAATAGATCTAAAGGAACTTGAAAAGTACCAGAACGATTTACTGCATATTACAGAAAATGATGAACTGCTGGGTTATAAGCATGTCTTACAGACACGTTTGACTAAAGAAACTCGTAATGAGCGTATTAGGTCAAACCCAGACATGTGGGATATAAAAGAAACCTATATAGATGGAAATATACAATTAGTTTTAAATAGATTAAATGATTATTATGGAGATTAAAAAATCATGGAAAAATTAGATTTAAGTTTAGGTGCAAATGTAAACGCTAACGATTTATATACAGACTCTAACAAGTCATCAGTACTGGATACAGATTTATATGCTGGTTTACTTAAGTATGTATATTTTACTACTGCTAAATCAGGTACTACTATGGCTAATGCTGTAGTTGAGATTAATGGTTTATCTAGAACATTCTCAATGTGCATTACATATAAAGATACCAAGAAACCAACAAAGGTAGAAAACGGTAAAACAAGTGTTATTCCTGGTTATAAGCAATTAAACTCTCTGGTTTATTGTGCATGTGGAAAGAACCTGGATAATGTAGAACAAGAAGAAAAATCAATTCTTATACATGATTTCAAGAAGAATGAAGATGTACCTACTATGGTAATGACAATCAAAGATGTAATGAATACCAAGGTAGGCGTAGGTATTAAGAAGGTATTAAAGCATAAAACAGCTTTAATTAATGGTAGCTATGTACCTACAACAGATACATATTATGCCAATGAGGTAGATAACTGGTATACAGCAGATGGCTTCTCAGCTAAAGAAAAAGTAACTGATTCTGAACCTGTTTCAGCTGTTAAATGGAAAGAGAAAAAAGGTCAAATCTTTGAAGAAAAGCTTAAAGTAGCACCTATTGCACCACCTACACAGGCTACTGCTATGGCTCAGGCATCTTCTAAACCTGTAGCAAGCTTATTTGATGATGAATAATATAAAGCTTGAAATACCTTACTGGATTATTATTCCTAGAAAAACCAAAGAAGATAAGAGAGTGATATTGAATTTCAATCAGTATCATAAATGGTGTCCAAACCAGAGGAATACATATAAACAATTATATCAAGATAGTTTATGTTCTATTCTTTCTGGTTTACCCCAAATAGCTTATATAGAGCTTATAGAGTATAAGCTCTTTTATGAGAGAAATGGCGATACGCCTGATACAAGGAATATTACCAATCTAATTGATAAATTCTTTTGTGATTCACTGGTTAAGTATGGAGTACTTATTGATGATAACCATAACATAATACATAGTACTATGGATATATGGGGTGGAGTAGATAAGAATAATCCAAGAATAGAAGTAACAATATCTTATTAATCATAGGGCCCTACGGGCTCTTTTGGTTTTTATTATTATTTAAGGAATTGTTATGAAAATTGCTTTATTACAAGGTTTATTATTAGGTTTATTAGCTTCTGGTTTATTTATTACTGCTATATGCATGTATACAAATAAGCCGGATGTTATTTTTAGTTACTCTACAGGTAAATGTGTAGAAGTAATAAATACAGATGGAAGTAAAGGTGACTGTAATAAGTTACCTGAAAAATATAATCATTACTGGAGTAAATAAATTATGAAAATTACATTGACTAAAAGTGAAGTTATTGAGATTGTTACTCAATATATGAAAAATAACATGGGTATTAATGGAGAAGTTAAGGGAGATACCCTTGATGGTTTATATGCCGAATTAACTATTGCAAATGCTAAGGAAGTTAAACCAGAACAAGAAGAAATCAAGAAAGAAGAAGAAAAAGAGGTGGTTAAAGAAGAACCACCTAAGAAAGATCAACCAGTTACTATTGCAAGTATCTTTAGTTAATATAAAATAACATTTTTATCTTTAAATTGAGAAGAGACGTAATTAGACCATTTCTGCATTACTTCTCTTCTTTCTTCCAAGTAGTTAGTTATGAGACAAATCAGGTTATTCCTCAATTTTACTAAATTTTATCAATTTATTGATTGTATATCTTTTAGGAAAACCAAGATTAAGAGCTCTAGCTACCCATTCAATAGAACTCATAGAATTAGGTCTCATCATTATTCTATAGCCCATATCACCTACCACACTTCCTTCTATGTTTTTGGTTTTATTATAGAAAGAATCTATCTGTTTAACAGGAACAGTAAGGTGCTTTAAATCAAACAGGTCTACATATTTAGTAGGCTCAGAATACAGGAATACACCATTGTCTTCTCTGCAAGCATAATAAGTTATTTCCTCAGGTATAAGCATATTCTTATGAGCTACCAATAAACCAACATGAGTATAATCACTATTTATATCTGGTATAGGATGATAATCATGTACTGGATAACCTCTAGGTAATAGATTCTTTAAATGAGGAGGTTCATGTAATGGAGGTATAAATACACCTTTATAAAAATCTGGTTTAGGAGAAGGAAGTTTACTTACTATATTAGTTTTAATAATTCTTATTAAATTATCATATATAGACGTATCACCTTTATAACAAACCAAATAGACATGACCTTTAATTATTATACCTGTAGGTTCCTCTGGTTCTATAGGTTCAGGTTCAGGTTCAGGTTCAGGTAATATTGGTTCATAATAATCAAAGTAATTATCTTTCATTGCATATGGTTTAGTTTCTGAATATACATGAACTGCAACATAATCTACTATTTTAGATGCATCTTGAGCAACATGACTTAATGCACTTGATATATCAGAAAAACCTGGTATTGTACTGCTTCTAAAAGAAGCTGGTAAAGTTCTTCCACATATTTCTACTAAATCAAAATACTCACCATCAAAGTAAAAACCTTTTAAATTACCATATGTTTCATAAGGTATTACTAGTTCATGCCAAGTAGATAATGTATCAGCAGGTAGTTGTTTTAATACTCTTATTGAAGGGTTAATCATCCATGACCATATTTTTAATTCTTTGGTTTCAGGGTCTATCCATAAATCTCCAGAAGAGGATAGACTACCATCGACATTTCCTGTTGTATGAAAATGTATTAATCTATAAATACGATTTTCACCATTAGTCTCAGTAAATTTAAATCTAAATATATAAGCACAATTTAATGTATCGTTAGGATCTTCATGGTAATGAATAGAAGTTGGAATCCAGTTTAAAGTAAATCCAGACTTTAATATTGCATTAGTAAACTCAGGTACTTTAGTACCTGCATTATATCCATCTACTAATTGGTATTCTCCATCTATAACACCATCAGTAGATGTAAATATATAATAGCCATTAACTAGTATTTCATTAGGAAAATTATTGTATTTGCCTGCTTGAGAATTATTTCCAATATATGCACATTTATCTACCGTGGCACTTCTAAGTAATACATCATTTATACCTAATGTATAATTTCCTATTTTTCTTCCCGGAGCATATACTTGAGTACCATAATCAGTTATAAAACCAACATAAACCAATAAACTTCCATCTGTATCTGTTTTTAAGTATGGTCTAATATTATCAGAAGCATATGTACCACCTGTATGAGCACCATTTGCATTTATAGCATATACAAAAGAATGTAATTCCTCATTCTCATAATAAGAGAATATGAAATAAGTACATGCTTTTTCTTTAAATTGAACACTATAATCAAAAATAAAAGGTACTTTATAAGTATTACCTGTTATTGGCTCACCTCTAGTAGGATTGTCTTTCCAAAATTCATTATAAATATCTGCTATATGCCAACCTTCTTCTAATGCAGTAGTTACATTAGACCTGTATTTACATGTACCTCTTGAATCACCAGAGTATTCATATGGATAAAAATAAGAAACATAGTACTGCTTGTTAGGAGGCAATACTATAGTTAAATTAAATGGTGTAGTAGTACTCATTATTTTATTCTCCGTAAATATAAAACCAAAGAAATAGTACATAAATCTACTACACTTTGGTCTTTTGGATTGGTAACAAACTTATAACCTTTATCTACTAAATTTTGCATTAAGGTATCAAGTGATACATCCTGATTATATAAATGAACAGTATTCCCTTTTATATGTTCCAGCAACTCATTAAGTTTCTTTTCCATTGTATATTCTCCATGCATGTAAACATGCTACTGATAGATGGTATAAGTTTTCTTCCCAATCCTTCATACCTTTAGCATTAATCAATTCTTCATATTCCATTTTAATGATAGCATTGGCACCATTTGTGTCATCAGGATATTTATCCCAAGTATGTGGTTTATGTAAATCAACTTCATGGCATTTATACATAAATTCTATATCTTCTGGCTCATCTATTTTATAGATATATTTTTTTAGTACTTATGGGCCCCTACGGGGCTGTACGGTTTTATTTTTTTATTTATTTTTAAGGATTAGTTATGAAAGAAATTAATTTAGGTATGTTCAACAAAGTTATTGATAATTCATTCGATTCTAATGCAGAAGTTGCATATGGTCCAGAATTCTTAATGGATCTAGAAGTGTATCAGGATAACTTCTTAAAGGGTCTAAAGAAAGAGTTAATGGATAGAATTGAATCCTATGTAGATCATGATTATGACCTCATGAGAGGTGAAAAAGGTGCAATAGAAGGTGCTTTGGATGACTATCATCAAATTAAGGAAATCCATAAAGAATATATGGATGAGTTAATATTTGCTTTAACTAATGGATATAAAGTTTTAGCATTTGGTTTAACTCAGTATGCAGACAGGTGGGTTATCCCACAGGGATTAATGACCATCGAAAGTGAGTATATCACTGGAGATAATAGAAGAGCTCTTAAAGCTGTTTATCTGATTCCTGTTGTAGATTACAAGAGAATTGACAGAGGCATAGAGTTTACATTATGCAGAAAAGGCAAGACTCCTAATAAATGGGAAAAAGAAACCAGAGTAGAAGAAAACCCTGTTAGGGTAAGAGTTACTCTAACGGTTAAAGGTAGTGTAGATACTATGAGTAAATATAAGGTTGAGGTATTATGACTCTAGAAGAGTTTAAAAACATCTGTGAACCATTAGAGGAAGTAGCAGTTAAGTCTATAAATATACCTGAATTCAGATGTGTAGACTTTGACTGCTATGCCAAGAATGACAGCTATATATTTGTAGTTAAATACATATCCAGGATTTCAAATAAGTTTAGAACAATATTCTTATTTAATTCTAATGGTACTATGATAGGTATATTCGGTGATGCATATATGCATCATAAAACACTAAAGGCTATAGTAGATTATTTAACTCTATTAGGATTACCTATAGATGAAAGTTTACAGCCATATATAAGAGATGCCACAAAGGAATCACCATGGTATTAACTATTAACCAAGCAACAGATATACTTAATAGTATACCTATTGAGTTATGCTACCCAAGAGTAAAACATAATGTTTTAGTAAGTGATACTCTAATACCATTAAGTATTTACCTATATAGAAGGGTAATAATAGGAAGTACAGTTCCTAACCAAAGAGATATAAAAGTAGATATTATATTCTACCCTGATGTATACAAAGGTTGTTTCTCAGTAAATGTGTATTCAGATCATAGATTATCTAATGTATACAATGGAACATATCTTAAAAGAGTACAGAAGAATTTAGGTATGTATTTTAATCTTCTTGGTTTAAAAGATCACCTTATGTCAGATATTAAGGATGTATTAAATGAATAAAGAAGAATTCTTTAAATTAATTAAAGATATGCCATCTGATTTATATAAAGTAGATGACTATACAGTAACTAGAAATTTTAGTAAACATGCTAACTGTATAACATTTACTTATAAGTCACAAGAATATAAAGAAGTACCATTTTTTAAAGTAAGTGGTTATCCTAAAATATACATTAATTATTATGTTAAACCAGAAACACCAACTATATGTATAGATAGCAACTTCTTTGTTAAACAAGAAATAGTAGATATAAAGCATAGAATAGGAAACTACCTAGAACTATTAGGATTTACTATTAAAATGAGATATACAGGATGATAACCAGAAAAAAATGTAATATTGCTAAGTATATAACTAATTAGAGGAGATTTAGCATGGAATTAGATAAAAGAATTAAATCACTAAAGTCTATTAGAAGTTTTAATACAGATAATAGTGATTGTTCAGGTAAGTTTGGCTATTTTACAAACTATGTTGATAATTTTGATAACTTAGATGATATATGTAAAGGAACATGTGTATTTGAGGAAGGGGGAAGTTTCCCTTTTTATGCAATTAAAACAGATTCGCTAGAAAATAGAAAATTTCAATTTTTTATACCAGAGGAGGATTTGTTACCAAAACCAAAAGAAAAGAAATTTAGACCTTATACGCTCAAGGAATTTTTTGACAAATTCACAGTCGGACAACCTATTAGATATAGAAGAAAAAGCGATTTATTAGAACGGTATTTAATTCTGGAAGGCTATGTGGATAGTAAAGGTGATGAAGAAGTTCGTTATCAATATGTCCACATAGGAAGTACACCATACACTCTTGACGAACTGTTTAATAAGTACGAGTGGCAAGAGCATTATACAGAGGATTTTAAACCATTTGGAGTAGAAGAATGACTGCTAAAAAATTATTAGAAAATCAAGAATTTAATGCTGATACAATTTCTGTATCATTGTCAAAGAAAGAATTGGAACTACTTATAGATAAATTGTCTGATATGCCAATTATAAATAAGCAAGCTCTTTACATATTTCAAAAACTAACAGAAAAACTTGAAATTCTGGAAAGTAAAAATGACTGAAGAACACTTAACTGATGAGATACATATGGATTCACTATTAAAGGCTCAACTAGAAACAGCCGAACAAATAGATAATTTTATGTCAGGTATTCCAATAGATTTATTTGATAAACCTGATTTCCTCATAGACATACATAGAGAAATTATGTGGAATAATCGTGGTGATCCATTTGGTAAATATGATTTAGTTGTACCTGATAAGAATAATTTACGATTTAGTGTATTATCTGCAATTATTACTAAGACTACATATCAAGTACATACTAATACAAGATTTTATGATGATAATGTAAAGACTACAATAAATAATATAAAGAATAGGTTAAAAGCCTATTTTAGTATTATGGGTTTAGTAGAAAAAAAGATATGACTATAGATGAAGAGAATAGAAGAAATATACTATCTAAAAATGATGGAATCCTACCTGTTAAGGAAGTATCTAAAACAATAACAAATACATTAGATAATATAGCTAGTTATTTTAATATTCTTGGTTTTACTGTGGGGAAAAAATATGACTACAAGTGAAATAGTAAAGATAATAAAGAGTATGCCTCCTAACATATATAGTAATGAATATTATAAGAATAATCATTATATTAATAATGTAAGCTATTGTTCATGGAATTATGAAACTAAACCTAAATATTGCTCTGATTATCAAATTAAATTATTTGAACGTGATGGTAGCATAAGTATCTATCTCTTTAGAATGGATAAGGTTTTACCTGTTAAAAGAGGACCTAAAGTAATTATAAATTCATTACAGAATATAGCAGCTTATTTTAGAATTATTGGTTTTAAGGTAGAAACATTCTATGACCGCAAATGAAGAAAATAGAAGAGATATATTATCTAAGCTACCTGATGAGTTGCTGCAAACCAAAGAATGTAAATTATTACATTCTTGGATTAATAGTACACCTCATACAGCTTGGAGAATATTAGCATATTCTAAACCATATGGTATTAAGTCAATAGATATAACTATAACTGATAATGTTCGTGGTTCTTATTTTGTAGTTATTAAAGTATTTATCTCAGGTACTAAATATGACTACTTTAATGCACCTAAAAATAAATCATACCCTCAAGTAGATATAGCATATCAAATAGCTAATTATTTAAAGATATTAGGATTATACGTAAATGACCATTAATGAATTACTTAATGTATTATATACTGTACCCTTTAATAAACTAACAGATGGTATTATTTATTGTAGAATAAATAACTTTGTAGACGTTGTATCTACTCTAGGTAGAGTAGATATAGATTTTATGAGAGGTAATACATGTATAGGTTTTATAAGGGTATATGGAGATAATACTATAAACCCTGCATTACCTGAAATATTACAAACAAATCCAAGACGTAAAGAATATCTAGAAGCTATAGAAAAAGTTATAACTTACTTAGAAATATTAGGATTTAGGAATGAACACTAATGAATTACGTAGTATATTAGAATCTTAAGTGAACTAGAAAAAAGGCTGTTAGCTAATTCACTATAACTAAGCATATAACAGCCTTATTACTTGGTTAACCACAATAATATTACTTCTTTTTCTTTCCACCACAACCCATAATAGTCTCCTTATTCAAACAACTTAACCTTAACACTTTTACACAATTCCTTAACTTCATTGTCATTCTTTAAATCAGTTTTATATGCTTTTAAACATACCTTTTCTAAGTTATCAGACTGTTCAATAAGATGGTTTTCATGCTTAATAGCTCCCCATAAAAATATTGATAAGCCAACTATTACAATTAACACAACACCGCCAAATTCAAAAGACTCAATATCCATAAACTCCTCACTTGAGTAAGTGTCTTGCAAGACATTTTAGCTTCACATCCCACGTGGGAACGCATGAGATTCTAACTCATTTATAGCAAGACACTAAACCCATTTGCTACTCTCTATTTGCTACTTTTAACTGTTCAATCAAACTTTCTAATTCGTTAATCCTTGCTCTAGCATCATGTCTTTGTGATTTAACTTCTTGGTAGTCACTTTCAGTTATTTCACCCTCAGCAAACTTAATAGCCTTGTAATCAGTATCAGATAGATATTTTTTCAGTTCTACGATTTCAGACTGATACTTCTCAATTAAAATCATACTCTCGGTTTTCTTAGGTGCATAGCCTTTCAGATAAATCCAACCATTAAGCTCACTCACTTCTGTATCAGTAATAGCAACGGTATTATCTTGCCAACCGAGTTGATAAGCCAATGCGGTATCTTCAGTAGAAGAACCCAAATGCTTATCATCATAGATTTTCTCGTAGTAGTAAGTATTAGGTACTTGTTCAATTACTGTTTCTTGGGTTTCTTGTTCTTCGATATAGTTTTCAAGTTCTGTAATCTGTTCCATTATTTAATCTCCTTGTGCGTTGCCTTGACATGGGTAGAATCTAGCAACAATAGTGCTACAAATACATCTAATATGATAGCTTTGACCTTTAACAACTGGAATAAATACACAACCGTGATATTTGCTATCCCAAAGTGCATTGATAGGTGATAATACATTTTGCTGATAATATGTGTTACCGCCACCTGTTCTACCAACAAAAACATAGTGCATTTGGTCATACACTGTATCAGTAGCTTGAATACCAAGCCAACCATCGCTAGTAGGAGTATAAATGTTTACATTACTTCCATCAAGAACCCAATCTGTTGTATCAACATTAACGGAAGTCCCTGGCAAACTCAAAGCACCGGGATTAAGACTGTTTATTTTCTCTGTTTGAACATCTTTCCATTTGTAACCAGGAATACCTAAGGCACCATTTCTTGTGTATGAGTATATACTATAAGATCCATCTGTACTTGTTCTAAACCAAGTTCTAGCTATTGAACCGATGCATGGATTTTGTGTTAATTCACACATTGTTTCCCCAGTAGTAAACATATAACTCAGTATAGCATTTGCATTTTGTGTACTATCACTATTTGTGTGTTTTAAGACGAGACAACTGGTCTGTGCTGTAGGTGCTTCACCAGTTGTAAAATTTCCAACATTTCTTACTATTATATCTTTAAAACTCTTAATTCCACTAATAGTCTCATTACCAGTAGTATGTACAACATCATCACTATATACTTTAGACCATTTGTTTGTGGAAGTGCCGAGGGAGTATACATTATTTGTGTATGGGTAAAAATCACCTTTTAATCGTGCATAAGATTTACCTGTATTATCAAGTGACAATCCAAAGAATGTGTAAACAACAGAGCCTGTTGTGCTAGGACTTCCACTGCTATATTTATTGCGAACATAAAAGTCTAGGTTATTTGTTCCGTTCGCTATGTAGTTATTTCTGATATATGCAAGGTTATCAGTATTTTTATCTTTGAAACTAAACTGAGTGAACGTATCACTTGATATTGTCTCGCCTATTGCAACTCTGCCATTTTTTAACTGAATTGTATCTGAATTAGTTTTGCTGAATGTGTTTGTATCAGTCCACTCGTTGACTTTATCAAGTCCCCAAGCTGTGCCGTTGTAATAATAGGTCTGTGAGTAGACAGATTTCCACTGATTTGTAGATGTACCTAATGAAGAATCACTAGTATTATTCCAAAGTGGCTTTAATTCACCATTTTGGTATTGCAATATATCAGTGTTTGTATCACTTTTAGAAACTATTAAAACAGCGTTACTATATGAACTTCTATCCTGACCACTAAGAACTATTGAGCCACCTTTACCCCAAGCTGTACCACCATCTAATTCAATATATGAATTATCTAAGTTACACAGAACTTTTTTACCACCTTGAATGACCATATTAGAAGTAAAAGTCTTAACTCCAGCTATTGTCTGTGCTGTGCTCAAATCCACACACTGAATATTTACCGTCTTATCTGTACTTGAATTAGCTGTAAATGTATCAACTGTTGTACCGTTTCGCTGAATAGTTAAAGTACCATCGTTCACAGTGCTAATTGTAGGCTTGTTACTAAGGTCATCATATGAACCAGTAAACGCTACAGTGGATAACTGTCCCTTTAGCCAGGTACAAAAATTATTAAACACACGGCGTAGGTTGAGCAGTGATATTGCCGGCTTTTGGTTAGGCACATGAATACCCGCTCTAACTGTAAGGCCGTCTGTAGCTAAACCTGGCGTATTTGGAAAGTAAAAGCTTGAGCCTCCACGGTTAAATAGTACAAGTTTTTTTCCAATTGCAAAGGGTGAACCATTATGGTGTAAATCTTGTCTATAAATTCTGAGCACGCTGTCAACATATAGGTATGCTGTGGAGACTCCTGTGTCGCTGTCATACTCTGAAATTATAGTGATGTGTACCCACTTGCTGGTTGGTGTGTCAATTGATACCTCTCGGTCACTGCCGCCAATTTCTAGGTTAATTGTGAGACCGTTGTCTACGTAGGCTTTATAGTCGCCCGAGTAGTTCATACCTGATTCAAGGTTAAGGAAGGAAAACCATCCCCCATCGGTGTAGCTAGGTTTAACATAAAGATTAAAGTCTATTGTGTACTCGTTATATATAGCCTCCTGGTCGACTGCTACTAGTATCAGAGGTGTTCCGAGTGTACCCGTTACAAGTGAATATCCGTCTCGCCCGTCTATCTGCTCATATGTAGCATTAGGTGTTCCATCCAATACCCAGTTTCCCGTTAAATCGGTTACTGTTTGGTTGTCAAATGAAAGGTTTAAAATTACTTCGTTGCTCATGATAAACTCCATTCTGATGTCAGCGCATCAATCTGCGCATCGGTTGCATATTCTACGTCACCAGTGGTGATATTGATTTCTTCGTTAGTTGCCTGGTTCGCAGTGAATATTCCAGCAGTGGTATCATTGACCTTAATTGTCAGAGTACCATCATTGACTGTAGGGATTGTTGGCTTATTGCTCAAATCATTATATGATCCAGATGTTGCAACGGTAGATAAATCATTCACTAGTACAAACTCACTCGCATTATGGGTCAGGATGTCTCCTGTAGCAACGCCATTAATTGCCAATGATTTGATATATGCATTGTTCCATTGTGCAGTAGAACTACCTAAATCAACAGTTCCATCTGTACTAGGAATTAAACTACCACTAATCTCATTACTGCCAGCTAGCGGAATTTTAGTAATATCTCTAAAATTGTATGTATTCCCATCTTTAATAATTTTTGATGGATTGTATTCTGCCATATTAAACCTCTTTAACTAACGATTACTGAATCATTTTGTTGGTCATAAGTCCACACATCTGAACCACCTCTAACTAGGATGGCATTTGAATCACTATCATAATCCCATCGTTCTTGAAGGTCTGTTATTTCTGAAGCACTATGTGTATGACCAACATTTGATTTACCTAATAATAGTGTATCAGTTTCAGCTTTGGTATAGTAATTAGATAAGTCTATTTGAGCTTGTCCTGCAACAGGTTGTTTCCAACCATAAGTAGGTGGAGTAGTTGTATCATCCACAATTTCCCAAATATAGCCATTTAACTTAGTAGGGTCATTGGAGCTAGGTACTAAATACATAATACCCTCTTGTTGTCCGGTCTGTGGCAAGGCAGATACTACAGTGAAAACATCTTGCTTGTATTGAGCAAATGCAGTCTGAATAAGGGTATTGATCTGTATTGTAGTTAAACAATAGGTGTCTCTGAAGTATTTTAAACCAGCACCATCAACGTATTTAGTTGTCATTTCCTAATATCCTATGAATTCATAAGTTGATCTATCTCAGCATTAGTTAATGGTCTACTATCTAGATTTCTACCTAATGTCTGAATAGTATCAGCTAAATCATTTACAGCCTTTGTAACTATTTTATTTTTTACCCAGTTATTACTAGAATTGTCAAGGGCATTATCACCATCGGGTACACCCTCTAAATCAGAATAAGAACCAGTAAAACCAACAGAACTAATAGCAGTTTTAAGAGGGTATTTAGTTAATTCTGTTGCTATAGCTCTGTTTTCTACTAGGTTAGTTGAATTAGCATTAACTTCAGAATCTACTATAATATCTGGTATTTCAGGTTTATCAGTTAAACTATTATAACTAATAGACCTACTGGATACTTCATCTAAAGCTACAGATAAATCACTAATAGCAGTCTGATAGTTATTCCATTTATCTTTATCCCCTTGAGTTACATGTACTACAGTATCCTGTATATGATTATTTAGGTTAGTAATAATAGACTGTAACTGATTAGATACACTTGTTAAATCTACACCTGTATTATTTAGAGCAGTTTTTATTAACTCTATCTGGTTTATGGCTTCTATTTGTTCTTGGCTTAAGTGTATCTCATCGTTGTCTATATGATTAACCAAATCAATAATATCTCTGAATATCTTGATACTCTGTATCTTGGAGGATATATCAGTTAACAGTTCAAGATTATCAGCTACATATTCTACTATGTCATATGCACTGTTTAATTCTCTGTTAACTAATGCTCCTTTACCTAACGTATTAACTCTTATAGCCATTCTAATCTCCTATGTAATTAGCACTCTGCTTTAAAAGTCATAATATAAATATTCATTAAACCACCTCTGCTACCGATAAGTTAGGTAATAATCTAGTAAATGTTCTATTCTCTTTTGCTTTAGCAGAACCAGAAAAAGAATTAGATATATTTTCTTTAATAAAGTAATTAAAATTGCTACCAGATAAAGAGTCAGACTGATAACTAGTTATATTACCATTACGAGGCACATAAATAGTTATACCTGTATTCCCTAAAGCATTAGCACTTATAGGTAAATAACCTATATAAGTATCATCAGCTAGTTCTTTGAATACAGTGCCTCTAACACAAATATAATCTTCTTTATACTGAATTTTACTAAAGAAAGATATTGGATCAAATGTATCTAAATCATAACCAAAGCCTTCTATACAGCTTTTTGTAAAAGCAATTCTTATGCAATTAGTTACTTCAAATTCCTCTGTATCATGTGTACTGCTTTCATCATCATCTGGCAATCTAAGATGTTCCATAATAGTTTCATACATCTGTACAAATTCAGGGTAATGATCTTGTACAAACTGAATCCTATCATAAGCTGTAGGACCATGATGAGGAAAAGGTTTAGATGGTAAATGTATTGGATTCATTTTATTCTCCTATAACCAATCTGCTACATATATGTGTGACTCACCACCAGAAACATGAACGCTAAATGTTTGACCAGGATTAACAATAACAAATAACTGTCTAGGAGCCCACCAATCATGGCTACTAGGTGATTCACCTGCTACATCCTTACCGTCTATAAAAATAACACCATTATGCTCATAAGGAACGTATACTGATACACAACCGCCATTTGCAAGAGAACCGCTATAAGTACCACCACCTGACCATACTCTTCTCCATGAACTTAATCTAGGTCTAGCACTTGTTACCCTAGTATTAATAGTATTTACTAACTCTGTTTTAAGGGCATTAAGTCTGCTATCAATAAAAGAATAAACACCACCTGATGTAATACCATGTATAGAGTTTTGTGTAGGAGTACCATCAAAATCCCATCCTATTTTACTTAATACAGCAATAATTCTATTTAAATCAGCTCCTAAAGCCTCAAGAGCTACATCAATAGCTTGATTTATCTCAGCAGTAATAACTGGTTCTAACTCAGTTCTTAACTGATTTACAGAATCTATAACCTTCTTAACTGTAGCTATCTGAGTATCAGGACCATTATCATAAGGATGGTTAACAAAGCTAGTTGGTATACCTTCATCACTAACCCTAAAACCAAGATAATTAGAACCTAACTTAAGTCTAATACCTAAATCCTCAGCAAGAGTTCTATAGCATTCAATAGCACCTAATAAATTTTTAGTAGCATCTCTAAATTCTACAGAATCTACTGTACCAGTAGTAGATTCGCTAGGAATGGAATTTTTACTAATAAGAGAATTAGTAATAGTTAATTTATTTTCTATTTCTTGTGGTTCAAGGAATGTATTAGCTTTATCTTTCCTTGCACATAGCTTCATTAGGTTAGTTACCCATGTTTTTAGTTGTATCATATACTCTCCTTACAGTACTCTCATAAAAATACCAGCAGTTAATTTATATGTAGGGGTACTATTACCATCACCTACAGTACTTGTTTCAAATGAAGGAGATACAATGCATTTATACCTTGTTGTAGTAGGCATATTATTTACATTCCATGTATCATTCCATGCAGGAATCCAACCAGTATTATTAATACTTCCATCATCATTTTCAGCAAACACAGTACCAGTAGCATCTACTGATTGAGTACTAGTATTAAATTCTGTACCTGTTTCTACAGACTCTATCAGGTCTGAACCAGTAAGTATCTTACCTACAGGTACAGTAACATGTTGGCCTACACCATTAGCATCAGTAGGGTGAGTACTATCTATAAAACATGATACGAGTGTACCTATACTTCCATTAACTTGAGCAGTACCAGCTAAACTAGATAAATCTAATTCAGTACCAGTACCACTAGATGGAGTAATAACTATTTTATTTGTACCTGGATCAAATGAAAAAGTATATGTAGTATCAGTATTAGGTGGTACTTGTCCAAGTAAATCTTGCACAAAATCATAGATACCATTAGAGGTAACAAGAGCATTAGAGTCATCTACAGGATAGTTAATAATACCTATTCTTAGATAATTCTTAATAGGATTAATAACATTCTCTAAGGCAACTAATCTATTTAATAAGTCTTCCATGGCTTGAGCACTATTAGTAATGTCACTGGATAGTGTAGCCAGAATAGTATGAAGATAATCTACTCTTACAGCAGATTCATTTACTGTACCATCTGTAGGAGGTACTTCAAACCTTGCTGTATTATTGCATGTATTAAGAATAAGCTTTAATTGAGAAGTAACAGTATCTTCTGTTTCTACATCTTTTCTTGATACCTTAAATAATAAACAAGGTTCACAATCAGCATTATATTCAGCACCTATAAAACCAAAATCTTCATTATGATCTTCCTGGTTAAAGAACTTAATTGCTTCAAGTCTAATATGCTCTAAGAAAGTCTTCTGACTCTCTACGGTTTCATCTGTATGCTTAGTTACATACTCAGCTAATAAATTCTTAAAATACTGTTTTAGTTGAAACATAAAATCATAGAGTTCTTCTAAAGCTTCTATATTTTCACTAATAACAGCTAATTTGTCATAAGCATTATTTGCTTCACGTTGAGCTAAATCGCTTGTGCTAGGTATTCTCATTATACATATCCTCTTAAACCTGGTTTAATATTAGAAGAACTAACATTATTACCAAGTATATTACTTACTAGAGTATCATTACATATTTGGTTATATCTTTCCTGATAGGCATTGCTTAATTGTATATTCTCTACGCCACCTATAGCTTGCATAAACTTAAAGCCAACATAAGTAGTAAGAGCTTCAAGTAAACATTCAGGAAGATATACATCCTGTTCTAAATCAATTTTATCAGGGTCTATATACTTTGGCTTAGTCCTATAAATAACAAAGGTAGTTTCATGCTCATCGGCATTAGGTATTTGAATAGTATCAAAACCAGTAATGAAATAAGACATAGGATGCTGGTCATCGTTTAGTGGTATAGGATGACCATGCTCATCATATAAACCAAGAATAAAAAGTACATCATCAGTGAATACATCATCAGGTGTATCTAGAATATATTTATGCCTCTGGAGGCTACGCCTGTTAGTACGAGCATATTCACTAGATAGTTTATATAAGCTTATTTGTGGATATTGCTGTATAGCAATCTGTTTCTCTGATATAGGGAATCGTTCATACAGATTTGTTAAACCAAGATTAATAAATGTTACTATCTGGCTAAGTTTTTCTTCTGTATATACATTAGCTAATTCCCCATATTTAAGAGTATCTATGATTTGTTTTAACTGCATATATACCTCATACTATGTAAGAACTTATGTCCGAGTCTACAGTATCATCTTCCATATAGAATCTTAAACTGTATACATTATCTGGACTCCTTGTAGGTTTAATATCTACATTTGGTTTCCAGAGGCTCATACTACTTAACATAGATACAGTATCTATACAGTCATCGTGCTTACTCTTAAAACCTGATGGAGAACTTAATAACAATTCTTCCATAAATTCAACCATTCTAGGATCATTTTCTAATTCTTTAGGGAAGTAGAATTTATGTAATTTAAACCAAGGTAATACAGATTGAAATCTTACCATTTTATTAGTATTAGGTCTTATACCAAACTTAGTACTTCCTGGTTCTTTAGCAAAGTTAATATAGTTATTACGCCTCATACATTCTTTTTGGATTATGTCTATAAATCCACTTTGCTGACCAGTAATTTCTATACCTACTTGTACTGGTTTATATACTGAATTGAAGTTAAACAAATCTTCTATTGTTTTATCTATGGTTTGTCTTTTAACTGTACCGTCTACCCAATAGAAATCACTATTATTAGAATAAGCCCATACAGATATAACAGAATAGTCTGCTGATTGCTTGTCACTTACAGCAAAGTCAGTAGTAATATAAAAGTTAAAAGATGATTTACGTTCTAATAGGTCAGATAAACAATACCATTGTATCTCTGATTTAGTAATAAGTCTGTCTTCATCACTCATAATACGTAACATTAATTCCTGATTAAATGCTTGTACTGTACCTGTAGCAACTGCTGTATCATACTGTTCTTTAACAAATTCATAAGAGAATCTGTCTTCCCATGCACCTCTAAATTCTTCTTTAGAGCAAGGAAACTTCTCACATACAGGGAATACATTAACATTGAATGCACCGGATTCTACAGCTTTGTACAAAGGATCTTTCTTATTAAATGGAGTACCAGACCATATAATCTTTCTACGTTTAGGATGTAATGCATGTAATACTGCTTTATATACAGTATTCTCTATATCCTGAATAACTGTAGGAGATGTAGCATCTTTATCGGATAACAAGTCATCAAGTATGGCTATTTGAGGTCTACTGTTTTGTTTCTTGGTTCCACGAATACCTGTACCAGCACCATAACCATTAACTGCTAATGTATGACCTTTCTTATTAGTAAATACCCAATAGGATTCAGTTATCTTATACTCTGTTAAGTATTCTTGTAAAAATGAGGAATTCTTTATTCTGGTTTCAAGGTTGTCTCTCATAGACTTAACACCATTCTCTATAGAGTCTGTTACATAGAGCATATAATTAACATCACCAAAACCAGGTAATTCACCATACACTGCTATATACAGCATAAAGTATTCACCGAATACTGTTGTCTTAGCCATACCACGAGCACATAGATTAATGGTATTACCTTTACGTGTAAGAGTATCTAGCATCTTTAAATGAATAATAGGAGATTTATTCTCCTCACCTCTATTATCATTTACCAGTTTAATAAAATTAATAAAATCCAAAGCAAATTCAGTAGGTATATAACTGGGATCATATGCATAGGATACTTCATTAAGATAATCATCTACTTCTTTCTTATCTTTATTCATCTTCCTTTACCTCTATAATATTAGCATTTATAAGAGATGATAAATCAGCACCATTCTGTAGTGCTTTTAATTGAGCTTTAGCAAGCTCATTAGTAGTGCGTCTTAATTCCTCTACAGTATCAGATTCTTTAACATTTACAGATAATTCCATCTGTTTTACTTCTTCTGGTTTTAGACAATCCATTAAAGCTTTAGCAGATTGACATCTAACCATAGGACTTACTTTAGGATTAAGCATGAGCTCTCTTTGTACATTTATAGCTTCCTGGAAGACATCTGCATTAAGGATAGAGGTAGGTATAGCTAATGCTTGATATATCAGTGTAACAAGCTTAGAACGATTGTAAGCACTAATGTAAGCATTACGCTCATTGATGGGTAGGTTGGCATTCTCCCATTCAGTGTACCTGGCTGGGAATGTTTTCTTATAAGCCAGGATATTGGTATCACCCATGGTTTTATAAGTACAGTATTGTATAGCACTCAAATAAGAGCTAAGTTTGAACTTACCTTGTTGTAATACAGAAGTGTAACCAAGGATATTCTGACTGAGAATATCCCTTGTATTAGGATCAGATAAACATGCATTGAATTGTTGTCTGATAGAATCATCTACACTTCCTCTTAAAGAGGAAGGTAGACATCTTTTAAATTCTTGTTCATTTAACATAAGATTCTCCATTGTTAGTATATAGTTTCTATATAGTAATTGGAGAACCTAAGTCAATTATAGAGCTTCCCAGATAGTATTAGCTATCTTAACTGATGTTAATCCATTTAAGCTATCTACAAATAACTCACCTGGGAAATTGAATTTATTAATCATTGTAGTTGTACCGAAGATACCTTCGTATATATTAGGTAAACCAAAGATTAAATCATTCAATGCCATAAAGCTTACAGCTCTATCAGGGTTACCGAATATGCTATTTAACATAGCAGATTTAGAACCAAAAGCATACTTAGCAAAAGGATATACACCTATGCTGTCCAGATACTGAATACTCTTAGGTAATGGGTTAGAGTAATCAATAAAGGTTTGTAATGCTACTCTACTTGATTCTTCTTCAGAGAAACCAGTATTTCTCATGTGTTTATATAAAGCATACTTAGCTACAGTATCACCTGCATTAGCAAACATGAATAGAGCCTGATATAAATTACCTTTAGGAGACAGAGTAAATTCATGAGCTAAATCTCTTATCATTCCTTTAGGAGTAATATTATCAATCAAGTCCTTAAAGAACTTATCTGATTCAGCACTGTTCTCAGCCAAAGAATTAGATACAATACCTCTCTTATACAGTGGATACATAGGAGAATTCTCTATATTTTGTTTTAGAGCTCTTTCTTTAATAGCATCTGCATCAGTATAGGTATTATTAAATTGTTTAACCTTTAATGCTTTTAACTGCTTTTCCCATTCATTGATGGTACGCATAGCATTAAATGCTTCAGCCTGGTATTGACCTATCTCTTTAAGAGACAATCCTTTAATGCCTAAAGTAACACAGTTAGATACAAGGTTATTCCATGAAGTGGTTAAACCCTTAATAACAATATTATCTTTAGCTGTAGAGGCTAACCATTTAAAGAACTCTTCCATATTACCTGTTATACCATTGTGGAATACATACTTAACATAATTCATAAACTCAGTAGATAAGTCTGTCTTGAATTTATCCTGTTCTTCTATGGCTTTAACTGCTTCCTTGGTTGCATCTATATCATTAGCAGATAACTGTTTATAACCAAAAACAGTAGTAAGAGCTTTCTTCATAACAGGTATTCCATTATCACCATATTTTTCAGTAGCTATTGCTTTAGTATCATATGGTAATGAATTGTATAATTCTCTATATTCTTCATTCTCTGAGTTATCAGATAACCATACAAACTGATTTGAATTACCCTGTTTAGCAAAGTGTTCATAAATATTAATCATAGCTTCACCAGCTGTTCTATTAAACTCACTGGATTGACTACGTTCAATACATGAACCATAAATATCACCTAATACAGATGTTATTTTTTGGTTTCTTCCAATTACTTCATCTGTAGTAACAGGATTTAATTCAAAATTAGCACCTGTAAGTCTATCTATATAATTAAAGTTAAGTACCAGATTACCATGAGGAGCTTTCTGTAATAACTGAGGGTTAGGTTTATTAAGAGCATTAACTCTCTGGTTTACATATTTCTTTAATTCCTCATATTCTTTGGTTCTCTTCCAGTCTATTTCTTTATCTACTTTACCTTCACCATTGTAAGATAAACCAGATTTAGCTCTGCCTTTAAACAAGTCAGTCATAAGAGTAACACCAGCTACATAAGGAGTAGGTGATTTCCATTTAGCTTTAACAATTACATATTTTTCTTTAGCTATACGCTTATAGAATGGGTCTAATTCAGCATCAGATACTTTTTCATAGCCATTCCATTGATATGCTTTAAGTTCACTTTCAGGGATAATATCATATCTACCTGTAGTTTTACCTCCATGTAACTGTCCCTTTGGTATATGATTTTTCTGTTGGTTATTACCATATACCTCAGTATATTCAGCATCTTTAACACCGTTATGCACCTTAGATAAATTCTCTATTACCCGTTCATCCAACTTGTCATAAACTGGATTTTTAATGAGATCTAGAGCATATAGAGTAGTTAACTGATCTACAACATTAACTATATCTCCGTTAAACTTACCCTTAGTTTGATAGCTTGAACCAGAAAGATTAACTATCTCATAGGCATTTCTATAGGCTAAACCAGTAGGATTAAAACCAGTAACAAGATATTGAGCTAAACCTTTAGCCATATTCTTATATGCATTAGCATATGTTTGACCATTAAGCTTATTTTCTAATTTCTTTATTTCTTTGGTTCTAGCATCTTTATTGGTTAACAATTCCTTAACTTCTTTAGCTGATTTAGTACTGTTAAATAAACAGCTAATATCAGTTCTAATGAACTGTCTGGTTAACTCACGTTCTACCTCTTTAGGTACATCCTTAAGTATGTCTTTAACAGTATTATTAACAGCATCAGCACCTCTTTCACGAGACTGGTCTATTAACATCTTACCTTGGTTTCTTATCTGTAAGTATCTGTACATATCAGGTGAAGCACCCTCAATAGAACCAGCTAAATCATTTGCAAAGTTTTCAAGGTATTTAAACTTAGATGAGGTAAATTCTCTGATACCATCAGTAAGTACAGTGGCTATATCTTGAGTACCTTTTCTTTCATACTCATTAGCCAGTGTAACCAAAGATGATGAACTACCTATAATATCTTCTATTGGATTATGCAAATTACCTAATAATCTTTCATAAGGAGTTTCATTTGCACCTCTTGCATAGTCATACTCTTTAGGTACAGTACTGTCCTTACCTATAGAGGCTTCTTGCCAGAACTTGGCAGATGCTTTATAGGAAGATCTGAAGATACCATCTACAGCACTAACCAAAGAAGTAAATTCTGCTTTGGATTTAGGTTGATATTCTCCTGATATGAAGGATGTTAACTTAGTAATAACAGCAATAAACAGATTTTTAATCTTTTCTATTAAACCCATTTTAGCTTTATGCTTACCTATTCTGTTTTCCATATTGCGTATAGCTTGTCTGAACTTAGGGCAAGATACTGCATAAGCACCGAACTCTTCCAGATGATTAGGTGTTTGAGGGTTGGTAATAGCATCCATAATAAGTCTATTAGCTGGAGTATCACCATCTTCAAAATCATCAAGAGTTAAGTTATCCATAGCTGTATTGAATATCTTGGTTAGTTCCTGTTTAGCTCTAGGGTCTGCATGTCTCCATACAGTATGGGAGTACTCATGTCTCATAGCTTCTGTTTGAGATTCACCATTATTGGCTTTACCAAGAATAATCTCCTCATTACGAGCAACACCATATTCATCTCTTTCAAGTGATACCTGAGATACATCAATGGTATTAGAAGCTTCATCCATAAACAAAGTAATAGGTGTGGTAGAGTTAACCATTAAATCATCCAACCAGGATAATTCAGTATCATTGGTATCTACACCTCTTTCTGAGTCCATACGCTTACATTCATTTAATGCTCCTTTAAGAGATACACTGCCATTAAGCATATCTCTAGTCATATCAGAAAGGTTTCTATTTGCTGGCTTACCTCTCATGTTTCTAACATCCATATTTACTTGATCAGTAAATTCTTTATTATGAGTAGGTATACGTCTAAATGCATGGAATACACTGGCAATACCATTTACAGCACTTGTAAACATATTTCTCTTATTAACTTTAATCTCATCAGCTACAGTTTGCATTGCTTTCTTACTGATGTTATTTAAGCTTAAGAAGGTATAGCTAAAATCAGTACTGTCAGGTACAGTTAAATAAGCATCTGAATAATCAAAGGTATTATCTTTATGGATAAAAGCTAAGTTATTAATGCCTACTGCACTAAGCTTATTCTGAATAACACCTAAGCATCTTGCATTAACATTCTTTAAACCTTCATCATAATTATCTACCTCAAGCAGATTCTTATTTATTAAGGACCTATCAATAAATACTCTCTTATCTGAATTAGAGTCAGAGTTATTAGTTACAAACTTACGTACATTGTTTACATTTAGTTTAGCTTCATCACTTAACCAATCAAATAAAGGAGTACCTGTTACTAATTCCCATTGACCATAAGATTTAGCAACACTCTGAGCTAGTTCATTCTTAGCTATAGAGGTATCTCTTGTTACCTGGAATACATAATAATGAATGTTATTAAGGCTATCAGTTACTTTTATTACTCTTGGTTTAAGGTATTCTCTCCATGTAATACCACCATTTAAGTATTTCTTATAGTCTTCTTGCATAGCTAATTTAGCCTGGAATACAGCACTGTTAAATTCAGGTAAATCCTTTAATAAACCTACTGTACCTTCATTAACGAGAGAACCATCAGAACACATATTAATACCAATAGCATTAGTGTTAATACCATTCTTAGGAGTAAATATAGCACCTATACCGCCATGGTCTGCATCAAACCAAATAGAATCAGAACCAAGTTTAATATCTTTATAGCCTGTCTTTGTATAAGAGGCATCATTCTCAGGATTATCCTGTAGTATATCATCTAAGTCTATATCCTGTAGTGATCTGTCTCTTATGCCATTAGTTTCTAAAGCAATAGTAGGTAATATATTATCCCTATCAGAAGTTTCATTAGACCATGAATCTCTTAGTTCACCTATTTCATTAGTAAAATCTATGTCTACATTTGCTTTATCAGAATAGCTAGCTCTGTCTATCTGTTTATAATTACCAGAATCATCAATAGAACCAGATTGAGCTTTTTCACCATAGGCAGACTTATGCTCTATTAAATAGGACTCTGTTACATCCTGGTTTGATATATTCTGTAATAGCTGTACATTATCCTTAACAGTTCCTCTAGTAAAATGAATAGTAGGGTTATTACAGGATTGCTTTAAGCGTAATAATAACTCAGATTCCAAATCAGTTTTAGGAGAATTTCTAGTAAGGTCAGATACAGAAGGTACTACTACAATAGATGTACCCTGGAACATTTCATAACCCTCAGTACCGGCTCTATCTATCATTCTCTGCAATGCTTGCATACGAAGAATATCCTGGCTTGAACGAAGAGTAAATACTATCTGTTTGTCACCAGCTTTTAACTTATCTTTATAGTAATTATATACAGCATTAAATATATTGCTATCAAACCATTCAGTTGTAGCAGTATTCTTATCATAGTCAGCTCTAGAACCATAAATATTGTTCTTGTTAACTGCTTGTTCAATAACAGTATCTACACCTTCCCAGTCTAATTCACTGGATAAGTCTATAAAAGTAGTTTTTGTTTTATCAAATTCAGATAGATTAACTTTGAATTGGTCTGTACCAAATCTATGTAACAGCTTTTCAAAAGCTTCTTTCTGTCTTGTAGATAATCTGTTACCAAGGGATAAGCCTACGGCTTCTCTAAGAATATTCATTATATCCCATGAATTGAAAGAGCCTTTACCAAGCAGTTTATCCTTATTAGCCAGGATAGCCTGATATAAGTTTCTAATAACATACATATTGTCAAGATGTAGTACTTTACCAATATCAATCTTAGTAAGAATCTCAAAAGCAGATGCTATTTTATTATTAGTACCACGACTAGCTAGTCTGTTATTAGTATCTTCAATATTAAATGTCTTTTTATTAGCTATATTGAATAAACCAGATAGATGTACTTTATCAATAGTATTAGAACCAGTCTTAAGATGGTCATTAATATCCTTTAAGTATGCAGGTATTAAAGCTCTATTAAGTGCCATTGCATTAAAGATTTTATTAAGAGTACCTTCCAGAGTTAAATCAATATATTCTGAATCAAATTTCTTTTTGCTATCATAATAAACGTTTTCTAATCTGGAATTTAGCTCCTCTTCAGTTATACCTAACTGAGTAAGATGATTATATAACCAGTTCTTTAAGCTTAAATCACCATCTCTTAAAATGCTTGCTATGCTGTCTGTTATAATTTTGTCAGCATCAGCCTTTTTGATGAGTTCTTTATAAGCTTCTATTTCCTTTTCTAAATCCTTTTCAGTAGGTTGATAAGCAGAAGACTCATCTAAACTAAACTGGTTTACATAAAATGTTTTATCTCCTCTCTTGGCTTTCTCATAATTAAGTTCAGCCATAGCTAAACCAGAAAATAGAACATCCATTTGAGTACTGTCTTCACACTGAGCTATAGTACGTTCATATTGAGCTATCAACTTACCAGCGGTATCACCTAGCAGTTCTTTATGGTTTTGAATCCATCTTAGAGAAGCACGTAGTTTTTCATCTCTATTTACACACATCTCAGCTATACGCATTCTGTCTGTATAGAATATCTTATTTAATTCAGGCATAGCAGATAACTGATTCAGACCAGCTATCATAGCATCATGAATAGGTAATCCTTTACCATATCCGTTTCTTAACATATAGTCCTGGAAGTTGGTCATATTGTAACTATCAATAGAATGTACAGTTACAGGTGATTGACCAGCCCCTAAACCCTCAAGATAAGGTGAAGTATATTTGGTATTAAGTATTAAAGTACTGCCTCCTTTCATAAGAGTCATAGCACTTAATCTTGTATTAACATCCTTAATAAGAGCTTCTTTAAAGGTACTTAACTCAGAACCAGATAAATCAGTACTTTCTTCTATACCCACAATACCAGAGAATATCTTAGTTAGCTCATTGGCTATATCCTGAGCTTTCTCCATTAAGTCTATATAGGTATATTCTTTAAGATTACCATTTTCATCAGTAAATGCTTTTTTAATAAGTTTCTCTAATACTACATTATAAGCAAAAGCCTGCTGATTAGTAGCAAGGTTATTATAACTAAGTACTCTCTGACCTTCTTTAAGAGCATCTGATACACTGTTATAGATAGGATCTAAAACACTTTCAGTTAATTTGGCTTTAGTAACAACATTCTCAGACAGATCTATATTTACTTCTCTTCTGGCTTTCTCATTACTAAAGATATTTATACCGATACTGTTTCTATTTTTATCAAGAATATTACCCTCTCTGTCCAGGAAACAATTATTGTCTTCATAAGTAACAGATAAATAACCTTCATTATAACCTACTAAGTCCTTAATAAGTTTTCTCATATTATCATTAACTTCACCAGCAAGTACTTTAGATACCTGTTCACTGATAAGCTTTAAGAAATCTAAAGATACAGATTCTCTACCGGCACTGTAAGTAATATACATTACCGGGTATTTCATGAAGTTACGAGTCATAATACCTCTAAGGGTATCTACAATATTTGTTGTATCCAAGCCATAAATAGACTTAAGTATTTCTGTATTTGGATCATCCTGGAAGTTATTTGTTACAATGCTTTCTAGCGATTTAATAGCTACATTGTATTGAGAGAATGAACCAGAGATTAAGTAAGTATCAAGGAAACCAGAACTAAGAATATCTACATAGTTTGTAAATACACTTGATAAACCTACACCTGTAGATAACATCATATTCAATGGGTCTTGAGTGCCTTCAAATACACCTATCATAGCTCTAATAGCCGGACCATTAGTAGTACCATCTACTTCAATTCTAAGAGTGTAATTAGATATAGTATTAGATGGATTAAACAACTGAGCTATATCTGTAATAGCATTGGTCCTTCCTTTTGCATCTTTTATTTGTATATCCTTTAATTTAAGTAAAGTGTATACAGCTTCATGCTTATACTTTATTTGGAATAACTCAGCCTTTTCAGCATTCTTTTCATAATCTGGTTTAATTACATTAAAGCTTACTTCACTGGCTTTGTCTTCACCTTGTTTTGCATAATCACTAATATCTTCATTAAACTTGTCTATAGCTTTCTGCCAAGTATCAGGCTTATCAGGATCAATGCTTTGTAATAGAGTATTAAAGGCATTATGTAATACACCATCTTTTTGACTCAATTTGTCCATTAAAGCACTAATGGCTTCAGGTCTCATTTTATCCCAACCTAGATCAAAACCATGAAGAATAGGTAATAAGAAATCAGTAGCATTAACTGTATATTTATTAGGATTAGTTGCATCAGGAACAGACCTGTCCTTACCTATAGTAAATTCCATTTGTCTCATATCGTTCATTTCAAATAAGTTTCTGTACATCTTATTTTCACGATAGTTATCAACAAGATTGTTTACAAACAGTCTGTTATTTACTGTATTTTCTTCATCAAAATACATAGGAACAAAAGTATCAGTAGAATTCCATAGTTTATTACCTATAAATTCAGCTGTTTTTAATAAGCTTCTTAAAGCTTGATAGTTACGAGTATTGATATTAGTAGCGAATTTACCTTGTTCTTTATTAGGATCTTCATAATCAATCAATAAACCAATATTAGGATGTGCTTTTACTAGCTCTGCCAATTTCTCAGGCGTATCAAAGTTAATTTCACTAATAGTTACCTTACCAGTAGCATCTATCAAATCTTTGAACATCTGTTTAGTTCTAGGTATATTCTGTAAAGATGGTTCAATAATATTAGCTAATATCTGAGCTAATCTTAAATGAGATACCTTAGTACCATCTTTCTTAAAGATTATATTATCAGAATAGTAATATGTTTGTTTTATATCCTTCTTTTTACCCTCTAGTTTAATAATACCATTATCTGCATCATGACTAAGTTTAACATCAGTTAAAGTACCCACTTGACCGAAGCTATCAAGTTCAACACCGTTAGTATATTCAGTTCCTAATTCTTTTTGGTATTCCTGGAATTCTGTTTTAATTCTAGGATTTTTAAGTCTATTGGTATAACCAAGTAAGTTATCTAATATACTTACAGTATTACCTGATTCATTGGTAAAGGTATCCATTGTATTTATAGTAGACTGCATATCAGTACCCTTGTTAAGTAACTTAACTACAGGCATGGTATTAGCGAATGTAGTACCTTTATCTGCTTTAGTATATTTACCATCAGCTCTGGATAGTCTACCTACTTCTATATAGCCAAGTTCATGTAATAAAGCAACACAGTGATTACCCATATCTTTTACAAGATTACTGTACATAAGAGCATTATCACTGTCATGCTTATATCCTAAAGCATTGGCACACATTTTACCCATTTGATCTCTTATAGTACCTAAATCCATTACTTTATTTTTAGCAAACCATTCAGCAATAGGTACATTAGGGAATATTTGTGCTAATTTCTTTAAGAATTCTTCAGAGGCTTCTGTGCTAAAACCAGATAAACTAGCTAATGCTACAGCAGATACTACATTAAGATAGGAATCATTGTAGTAATCACCTATAGCTTCTATCTGACTAATAAGATGTCTACCAGTAGTATCTACAGCGAATTTTGATCTGGCTACAGATTTAGCATCTTTGATTAAGTTAACTATATCATTTAATTGCTCTGAAATACTTGAATCTGTATTGGCAGATATAATTGCATTCAAAGCGTCATCAACTAATAAAGCAGATTTAATTCTAGGCTTAAATAAACTGTTATATCTGTTTTCAGTTACATTGAATCTACGTATCTTCTCTATAGAGCTATTATTTGCATTTGGTTTAATAGTCTTTAAAGAACCTTTAGAACCAGTATGAGCATAAGTATTATCAATATTCTTTGTATTTATAACTTTAGCAAGTATCTTAGCTATTTCATACTTATCTTCATTACTAATCTTATTTAGAAACTCATTGCTAAATGAATCATACAGATTACCATTAGCATCAAATAACTGTTGTTTATTATTATCTAATAATTTCTTATTTTCAGGAGTATTAAAATAAGACTCTAAGTCACTTAAAGTAACATCGTTATAATTCAATACATCCAGTATACTAACCAAAGAATCAGATGTAATATCTTCCATTCTATAGGCTTGTTTGCCTGTATATAAAGGTATAGATTCATTAGCTTGCTTATAGGCTTTTGCTATATTCCTTAATTGAGTTGTAACATCACTAATAGCATTGTTACCTATTCTATTCTCAGCTATTACTTTACCTAGCCATAACTTACCAGCATTATTCAAAAAGAATTTTTGTAAGAATGGAGGTAAGTTAGAATTAAGAACATATTTACGTATATTATTCTTATTAAAAGTATCTAAAGATTGAATATAATTAACAAAACTTATTATGTCTGCTTTATAGTCCTCTTTAACTTTATCTGTTAAGACTGAAGTAAATGTAGTAGACGTATTAGCATAGGTTTTTTCTACAGCATTTAATATAATCCTTAATTTAGCTGTTTCTCTTTCAGCTGTATCAGTAATAGTACTAATCATATTTAAAATGGTAACAGTACCTACAGATACATCGGCTATATCAGTTAAACCAAGATCAGCCTTAATAAAGTTTGTTATATTTTTTACTACATTAGTAAAATCTTTAGTATTTCTATAAGCAGACTCCCTGGATTTCAAATAGTCTTTAGCTGTAAGCTTAATAGCATTGCCTTCTATAAAACCAAGTAAACCTTGTACTACATTATCTTGTAATAATGTTCTTGCTACTTGAGCTTTAACCTTGCTATCCAACTTATTAAACATATCCTTAGGATTATCTTTAAAGGCATTAAAGAATTCTTTTACTTCTTTAATTTCAGTGCTGTCAGCAAAGTCCGTAGCTACGCTACCGGATGGTGTAGAACCATTAGCATCATATTTAAGTTTTAAATATTCCCATACTTCATTAGGAAATTGTACATTAGCTAATGCTTGTTCAAAACCAATAAAACCAGAACTTAAAGAATCATTAAATATGGCTCTTACTTCAGCATCCACTATATTAGGATCTATTAGGAGAGAGAACATATCGTCAATAAGTGTATCATCAGTTAGCCAGTTAGTTTCTTCATAGGTATCTGTATCAGTTAAACCAAAGTCATTCTTACACTTATTATTAAAAGTATTTAATGAATCATATAACTTACCAAAGTTAGTTCTACGTGATTTAGGATTCTCTGAATTCCATTCTTCTTTAGAACCAGCTAATAAAGAGAATGTAGTATCTTTAGCGTCAGGTAAAGAATTGTAAGGGAACTCAGTATCTATGATAGCAATAAGGTTATCTATAGCTGTCTTAAATGGCTTAATAGGATATACTCTATCACCGCTAATAAAATTAGCATCATTAACTAATCTGTTTAGCTTGGCTTGTATAAAGTGTAACTGGTCTACATTAAGCTTGGATAGGTTCTTACTTTTTAAAGCACTTACAATACCATTGTAGTCTAACTCAGTAAGGTTTGTACCATCATAAAGATTTACTAAACCAAAGTTAAACAGAACATCTGCTAAGTATTGCTGTAATTCATTATTATCAGACTTGGCATTTAAGAAACCAGTTAAGCCTAATCTTTTAGCTTCACTGTTAACCATCTTATTAGCTTCATTTACATGTCTTATCTGATTCTTTATATAGGTACTCTTCTTAACTCTCTTAACTACATCAGAGAAACCTCTCATACGATAAGTACCTTCTCTTTTAAGGGACTTATTTGCTTTATTGCTATTCCAACTCTGGATTGCTTTTTCATTACCATCAGGTAAAAGGTTATTAATAACATCAAATACTTCTTGAGATTTATCAAGTTTATTGATGTCTTCTAAAGTAATGTCTTTAGCATCTTTCTTTAATGCTCTTCCTAATTTATTAGATAAGTTCTTATTATCATTTAAAAATTGTTTAAACTCTTTATTAGCCTCAGTAAGTGTAGCATTTTTTACACCTGTTAAATCAGTTTTATCAAGTGAGATGACCTTACGTAAATTAGCATATTGATTATCTTCAGATTTAACTATGTAATACTTCTCAGTTCCATCTGATTTCTTAACAGATTTGATTTTAATAGTATTATTATCAATAAGCTTTTTATAGTCTTTTTCTATTTGTTCTTTAGAGTCATATACCTTAGCATTTTCAGATTCATAGATAGCATTATGTAGTTTAATAGACTCATCAAGTTTGGCTTTATTATCCTTAATAGCTTTAATAGTACCAGCTTCATCTGTAGTACCATATTTAGCTTTAAGAGCTTCTTTTTGTTCATCAGTTAGAGTAGCATATTTACTGTCTATATCCTCCATTTTGGAGTCTTTAAATGTATTCAGAAAATCATCCTGTATGATACCTTTCTGCTCTTCATTAGACAGTATATCTTTCCAATTAGATAGGTCAGCTTTAGTATCTCTTTTTTGAGTTTCCTTTAGTTTGGTTCTATGCTCTTTAGAAGAACGCTTAATTAAATCATCAAGACTGGAAAGTTTATTTTTTCTATGAGATTCTTCAAGCTTACCAGGTTTACCTGACTTAACAGGAGTATTTTTATACTCTTCTTCTAATTTGGCTTTTTCTTCTTGTAAAGCTTTATTTATAGTCTCAAGAGCATTTGCCTTATCTTCTTCAGTTTTAGCTTCATGCCATTTATCTACAAGATCATCAGATATACCTCTAAGGTTTGTAGTACTAGTATCCAGTTCTTTGGCAAGGTCTTTTAACTTAGGATTGATATTAGCTGTTTTCTTTTCTTCTTCTGTAGCAATATCCAGATTAGCTTTATATTCTGCTAGGTCTTTATCAGATAAACCAGACTTCTTATATATCTCTGCTTTCTGTTCAGTACTTAAAGATTCATTAGAGTCTATATCACTTATGGCTTGTAACATATCTTCTTCTGTACTGCTGTTTCTAATAGAACTTGAATAGGTATCCAGTATGGTACTATTTAAATTTGTTTTATATTTTTCAGCTTCTGTAAGTCTATCCTTTAACAAATTACTTCTTGCTTCCCATTTAGCTTTAGCTTTAGGTGTAGTTGCTTTACTTGCATTTGCCTTAGCTTGATCCATTTCATTGGTAATATTACCAATAAGTTCATCTGTAGCCTTTATACGAAGGTTTACATAATTCTTAACTGTATCAGAATGGGAATCAATATTAGCTTTAATAAAATCATTTTCTATGGTTCTGCTTTCACCTTTAGGTATTTGTAAATCAGGATATTTACCAGTTAATTTTCCATAAGCTCTACCTAATTGTTTAGCGGACCATACACCTGGTCTGGCAACAATACCACCAAATAAACCAGCAACACCTACAGGGAATCCAGCTGACGCTGTTTCAAGTACTTTATCCCAATCAATATCACCTTGCTGGTTAGCCCACTGAGTAGCCATTTCTGCTGTAGCATTTTCAGTGGACATACCAAAACCACCTTTGATAGAGCCTTCAAGTAAACCAGCCCCAACTCGTGATATTTTAGAACCAACTAATTCACCTGTTTTATTTAAGACTTTACCAGTTAAATTAGATATAGCACCTTTTTCTATTCCTCTAAGTGCATTACCTGTATTCTGTAATGCTACACCAGCATCACCTATGCTTTGAGCTAAAGATTTATTACCTAAACCAGGAATATGCTGTAATCCTTTAATACCTGAGAATATACCATTGCCATAGTTACCAAATCTTGTACTTGCAGATATAGCAGATGCAATACCATCATTACCTAATGCACCAGCTTTATTTATAAATTCAGCTGTATTCTTTAACCAATCATTAGCATTGTCTCTAAAGGATTTAATAATACCATTTACAGTGGCTTTAGGCATACCTTCTAAGAGCATCTTAGAACCCATTAAGTTAAAGATGTAATTAAGGTTACCACCTGCAAAAGCTTGTAATTTGTTAAAGCCTTCTACAGTACCATACTTCTCAAAGTAGGCATTCAATGCATCACGTTCTACATTAACACCTGTACCAAGCATAGGAAGTGCATTACCTACAATAGCACGTAATGAAGCTAATCCTCTAAGACCTGTACCAACTCCACCTGTAAGCATACCAAAAAGCATCCATGGAGCTAATTCCTCTAAAGTATTAATAAAGCCAGCTTTAGAACCAAATACTTTACCAAACTCATGAGACATCTGATCTTTCCAGTAATCCAAGTTAGACAGATTATCAGTGTATTTGGAACTACCATATTTGTTCATTAAATACAGATTATGTTCTGCTTCTTCATAGTCTTTTTCTACATCACTCTGGTATCTTGGGTTTGCTTTCTGTAAACCATAATTAGTAGCTTGTAACTGATTCTCAATATCTACATATTGTTTACCATATTTCTGAAATGCATCTACTTCTGCATCAGTTAAAGAATCTCTAAGTAAACCAGCTCTTTGCTGTAACTGCTCTAAGTCTGCTTGAGCTTGCATACCTTCAGGTGTAAATGGATTAGCTCTATGAGATGTTTCTCTAATGGCTTTATTTAATTCAGCTAATGTTCTGAGTTTATTAACACTATTTCTAGTGTCATTACCTAAAGCTGATTGTTGTTCTATTAGCTTACTTCTTTTGGCTTCTAATTCATTAGATTCCATGAAATTAGTACCAATTAAAGCATCTATAGGCTTAAGAATAGAATCTTTAACAGTACGAACAAATGCATTAGGAGCTTCTTCATCTGTAGTAGCTCCCTGTACTTGGTCTAGTGGATTTACGTCACCTAATAGAGAATTGAATGAAGGAGTCTTACCATTCTGTAATTCGTATGAACGAGTAAGAATACTACTTGCTATAGCTTCTTTTTTACTTGGGTCATCCTTGTAAAGCTCTGCTAATAAAGGAGAGCTATCAATTAAACCATCTACTTGTTCTTTGGTTGTAGGTCTACGTTTAAGTATATCCTGAATAACAGCTAATTCAGCCTGTTTATAATCACCATTAAGAGCCAAAGGCATGCTATTAGGATTAGACATCTTAGCTAATTCTTGTTCATATGCTTGTTGCATACGTTGAGGTCTAACTCTGTTTTCATAGAGAGCTTTTGATGTATCTGATAATAACCTTTCCTGAGTATAAGGTTGTGTAGGTTCTTCATCAAAAAAATTAATATTATTAGCCATAAAAAATACACCTATTCAAGTTGAAAAATCTGAATAAGTGTATTTATGATTTTTTAAAAAAGTCAATATTACTATCTATGGCAAGCTATTGAAGTCTTTACTGATATTATCTTTACTTCGATCAGATAGGTCTTGTAATTCCTTTCTTTTATTAAGTACATAGGTAGCTTGTCTACTCAAGGTTCCATCTCTGAGAGCATTGCCTCTTTGTGTAGGAGAGGAATTCATAAAGAGTTCTTTAGCATTTTCCCGGCTAAGGCCAGATAGAAATAGGTTTAAAGCATATTCTTTAGCACCTGGTTTTAAATTATTAACCCATGATAGATCACTATTGCTAGACATAACTTTATATATATTATTTTTAATATCTTTAGCATTTTTCATTTCTGAAAAGAAATCATTAAATTTTTTTGAATTATACTTGTTATCAGTTATGTCTTTTGCTGTAACACCCTCTTCCTTATCTATAATAGTATTACCTGCATGTTCCCTATTAGCATCATCAAAAGAGGTAATTCTAGCAGCATCATCGTTAGCTTTCTTGGTTAACTCAGATATTAATTGCTTTTTGAGTACCTTTTTATAGGGTTTACCCATATCAAAGCTATCTACAGCTTCTTCTATCTTAGGTCTAATAATATTATAAGCCATAGCCTTATCTTGAGGGGATGCGTCAGTATTTCTAATAATGTCTATAGCATCTGCAAAAGAGTTGTCATTATTATCTTTAAAATATGTTTGAATATCGTCTCTTACATTTTGCATTACAGCTTGTGAAAAACCACCATGACTATTTATATATTGCTCTATTTCATTGTCATTATATGAGTTACCATTAGCATCTTTAAGATTTTTAAATTGAGATTCTATATCAGAAATTTCATCATAGTTATTCAATATATTATCTATTTGAATACTATTATTTCTATCTTGAGCTTTATTTTTACGCTGAGCAACATCGGTATTAACTACTGATACCTCATTACCATTGCCATAAGCTAGATTAGCTGTAAGACCCTGTTGCTTGGATCGTTCAGCATCTGACATATTAAGTACTGCCTTTTGATAATTAGCTCTATTCATTTCTTGCTGGTTTGCTATTTTATTATCAATAGATTGCCTCATCTCAGCTGTAGGGGTAGCATACTTAGGGTTATTAAACCAAGAATAGAAATTATCACCGGCTTTAAGTCTTTCATTCATTTGCTCATTATTGAGACCCATGATATTATCATATAGCTGTTGGGTATTCTGGTTCTTTACAGCATTCTGTTTAGCACCTAAAGCTGTATATAAATTAGGGTCTTCTCTGTTATACAAGAAACCGTCTTTAGAATCATAATTTTCATCTAACCAATCTAGTAAGCTACCTCCATTTTCTAAATAAGAATTTACCTCATCTTGATGTAATCTTTGAGCATCTCTCATTATGTTAGATGTGTTTATTCTCTTAGCACCCATATCCCATTGAGGTACAATACCCTCTTTATTATCAAATAGGGTATTATACATATCATTGAATAAGTTACGTTTATTCAATAGAGCACTACCATATAATTGAGTAGCCATTGCTGTCTGAGGACTAGCTGTTTGAAAAGTATTTATAGCCATAGTTATCTCCAGTATTTGTCTAAAGTTCTAGAGTGTTTTCTAATGTATTCATCAGCTGTACTAGCACCATTTAACTGAATAAATCTCTTAGTACTTGCTGATAGTTTAGCATCAGGATTACCCTCTGCTTGGATTATTTCTTTAGCTCCTTTAGGACCTATATTATAAATAAAATATAGATTTCTAGGAGTTACAGGAATACCATAGCTTCTAAGAATTCTAGCATTATCTTTCATAAGTCTTACATAAGCATCATATGACTTATAGGGATCTGTCCTATCTTTAGGATCTAATCCCATAGCTCTAGCGGTACCTACTGTAAATTGAAATAATCCACTAGCACCTGTAGGACTTAATGCATCTGCATAACCACCTGATTCTTTCATAATAAATGCATTAGTTAATGGATCATCTGAATACCATCTATTCTTAGCTTTATCAAACTTAATACCAGCAGAACCAAAGTTATCATCAAATACATAGTTATCAGATTTACTTGAATAAGTAGGCATGTAATTATTCTCCTTATTTTGTATGATTTCTTGTAATGTAGGTTGTATAGGATTAGCTACTAGTTGGTCATAATTAAATAAACCATCAAGATAATTACCAACTGTATTATCTTCTTCTTCTTGGTTTTGACTATCTAATAACTCTCTACCTATAGAGTTTAAATTAGTTATCATGTTATACACCTTATACTGTTATAATTTATCAAATGCACCATGATTTTCCATATAATCTAAAAGCTCTCTTTTAGCGTTGTCAATATCTTCCTGAGACGCACTTCCATCTATCATCCTATCTATTTTTCTACTCATTCTCATCATTTCTGGATTCCAAGAAGTAGCATTTTTTATATTTAATAATGTAGAACCATATACTTTCTTTAAATCATCTTTAAAAGAATTATTACCTGGTTTATGGTATGTGCGCAATCTTCTTTTTGCACCACCTGGAGCTCTACCTTCCTCTATCATACGAGCAAATGTAGCTGGTTTTATACCCTCAGCTATTTCGCCATTAGCTATTTGTCTTTCTTTTTCTTGCTTTCTACTATCTTCTTCAGCTTTGAGTAGATTACCTTGTTCTTCTCTTGTACTAGCTAATTTATTTTGAATAGGATACATTAAAGATGTATACAAATCATTTAAAGAACCATTTTTGTAACCTAAAACAGTACCACCATTTGAATACTTTTTAGACATCATATATTCTAAAAGCTCTCTAACACCAAATCTTCTAGTACCATCTGGGTAAGTTCTACCGTATTTCTCTGCTAGTATCTTCTGATTCTCAGGTTGAAATATATCTTGTAATAGTGATTTGAAAGCTTTACTATCTGTTAAATTGTCACCATAAGACAAACTAGGTTTACGCAAACTACCAGCATAATTAGCAAGGTCCACTAAATTCTTGTATTCTTCTGGAGTTAATTTAGAATTAGGATTATCTTTAGCCCATGCTCTTATACCAGCAGAAGCATTAAGATCATCAAATCTACTACCACCATATAAAAAAGAACCTAGCCAATTAAGATTAGTATCATCATCCTCATTGGTATAGGCTTGATCTATCTGAGAACCTGTCCAATCTTTAATATTATCATAATCAGAAAATTTATTAGTACCAGTATATTTAGTTACATCATAACCACCAAGCTCAGATGAGGGAGAACCAGTTAAACCAAGTAAAGCTAAGTCTATATTAGACATACCATCAATAGTACCTATGTCATCAAAGTACAATTTACCATCTAAATTTCCAGGCATATTCATCTCCTTGTTAGGAATAATGCCTACTAAAGCAAGTAACCAAATAGTAAGCATTAAACCAAGTAAAATAATATCTTTCTTCATATCTACCTCATTATTAGCAATAAGGTAAATATAATCTAATCAACTACCTATATCCATTTCTTAATCTTTGATATGCTAAGAAGTCCTCATAACCATTAGAAGGTGTATTACTTACTGGCTTAGTAGTTACACCATAGTTAGGATTAGATACAGTATCAATGTATTGTTGCAGATAGGCTCTAGAGGCTTCTGAGATAGGAGGTCTTCCTCTCCTGTAACCAGTAACTACAGTTCCTTCTGGTTCAGATACCATCTGAAAATGTTGTACAGTAGGCTGTGGAGTATAGGATATACCTGTAGATATAGGTCTGGCACTAAACCGGTTATTATAATCAATTCCATTGAGAGCATAGTTAGCCTTTACTTGAGGGAAGGCATACTCATCAAAAAAATTTGTAACTTTGTTAATCATAGTGTTCTCCTAATTAAACATATCCCAAGCAAAGTTAGCTAGCTTACCTGATAAATTAAATTTATTATCTAAATAGTTACCAAGTGCATATCCACCTAATCCAGCACCAGTTGCTAAACCAGCTCCTAATGCCCCTACACCAGCTCCAGCTAAAGCACCAGTACCAGATAAAGCTCCCATACCAGCACCTATGCCAGCACCTCCCATAGCAGAATAGCCAATATCATTAGCTACGTTAGATGCATTAAAGTTTTTATTACCTAAACCATAGTCAGCTAAGTTAGAGGCTTCTCCGGCTATACCAGCACCTAATAAAAACTTCCTTACTGCTGGATTATTTAAAGCATTTATAGTTCTATTTCTAATACCGTTTTCCTGATCTGCTAAGCGTGCTTTGGCATTATTTAAATCTCTTTCAGTCTGCCTTACATTAGCCTCATTAGCAGATAGCATAGGACCATATACCCTACCTCTACTAATAGAATCACCTACAACACCTTCTACAGGATCAGCTGGGTACCAGGGTACTTCAGCTCTACCAAAACCTAAAGGAACCATAGGTCTAATAGGACTAGGTAAATCTCTTAAATTAACAGTTTCAGGAACATATTTAGTGTAACCAAAACCATTAGATACTGGTCTTACAATTTGAGTTTTAAGTGTACCGTTATCAATATCCTTCATCATAGAGTCTTTATATAGCTGATATGCTTTAGCATCTTCTCTCTGTGCCTGTAGGTTTACTCGTCTAGTAGTAGCTATATCATCTATATAGGGGTCTAGATACCTATTAACTAAGCGTTTTTGTAAATCTGGATTAAAGTCAGTTACACTAAATCCGTTACTATCTTGAGTAGCCATCTAACCTCCTATAATTGAGCAGATAATCTTTGCTGTCTTTGCCAATTAAATGCTTCTTTATTTCTGGCTTCATTATCCAAGTAAGCTTGTTTCTGCAAGTTATAGTTGTCTCTTGCTAATGCTAAAGCTTTCTTACTGTTACTATAATTATTCCATGTATTCCATAGACTGCCTACGGCAGATAATGGAGCTGTAGGATTCTGTTTAATGTAACCACCTAAACTCTTTAAATATTCATCAAAGAAACTCTTATCAGCATCAGGTGTTTTACCACCCATACCATAAGGTATACCGTTATTGTTGCCATAATCAGCAACATTCTGTAAATAGGGATGCTCATCAGCAAATGAATCCCAAAAAGAATAAGCCATATTTATGCTCCTTACGCATGTTTAGGGAAATAAATCTTTCCAGCATTTTTATAAAAATCATAATCACTGTTAGTAAGGAGTTGTTCTGTAAGCAAACCTAAAACCAAAGAATTCTGGTTATTAAGTAATTGACTAGCTTTAGCTTCAGATGCTTGCATTAACTTACTAAGTGATAATGAGCTATTATTCAATTTACTTAATCTGCTTTGATATTCTTGCTCTTTGGCTTTAGCATAGGAAGAACCAATAGATGTTAAGTTATTGAAATTAACCAAATTACCTAAAGAAAAGGAATTAGTGTTATTAAGTGTTTGAGTCCATTTAGGTAACTCTTTAGATGACATCATTTTAATGGATGTACTAGCTAAACATGTCATAGCACCAGCCCAATCTTTAGTTTGTATTGCATAGTAAAACTTAGGATTAGTAGCTAAGTCAAGTACAGCTCCACTAAGTGGAGATATAGTCATAAGACCATTAACAGCTACTGAGCCTAAAGAGTTAGCAATAGTTTCTAAATCAAATTTACCTTCTACAATACAATTAGCCATAGTAACTATAGTAGAACTTGCTAATGTACTTAAGGTAGTAGTTACTGTGGTAGTAGTAGTTACAGCAGTTGAACCTACCTGTACTACTGCACCAGAGGTAGTAGTTGTAGTAGCATTAAGATTAGGTAATACATAGATACAGAACATATCTAATATTGTTTCTAGTATTGCTTTAGTAGCACCTTCTATATGACATACCTTACATATAAATTTAAAGGCTATCTTAATTGCTAAAACCAAGAGTAATTGGAATAGTGTTTCCAGGGTAAATATCGCTTTTAACGTGGGTGCAGTAGCAGTACCCTGACTTGCTATAGTAACTATAGTAATAATAATTATGTATATAACAATTCTTACTACAAGGAACCAACTAGATTGATACCATTTCTTTTTAATCTTTACATAGGTATTGTGTACACTACGCATAGATATAGCTAGAATATCACCACCTATAATACCACCTATTCTTGAGTTAATTATGAATGGTAATACAGGTACTAAGCATTCATTAGGATCTGAATCATCATCTTCATTTTCTGATTCGTCAGAATTATATTTATCTTTAAGGTCTCTTATTTCCTGTTGAGTTAATGGGGCTACATTCTTAAATGTAGGCACAGATCTATTCATACCATGACCATTATTGTATGAACAGAACTCAAGACCTTTTACTACTATTTCTATATACTGGTTTTTATCTAGCTGTTTGCATATACGTAAACAGGAAGTACTAACAGGTAATTTAATTGTAGATTGACCTATATTCTTTTCTATAAAGGTAGTCTCTGTATAGCCTTCTGTAGTGAATCTATGAAAGGAATTAACTCTACCTGATTTAGTGTTATAACTGATACTAGACCAACGTATATCATAATTAAATGCTTTATGTCTATAGTATATACTGTTACCATTTAAACCAGCAGAATCATACATATACTTAAAGAATTCAAATAGGTATCTCATTACTCTCTGGTCATTGGCAGTTATGTCCAGGGCAAAAGTAAGTGCTATATCAGTTA